CCAGTGGAAGTCCGCCGACCAGTACGACGCCGCCCGGGGCAACGTGGAGTGGGTGCAGATCCGCTGCCACTCCAAGTACACCCGCCGGGTCGAGCGGTTCAGCGTCGGCTACGTCGGCCCCAACGGCAAGGCCCGCCTGGTCTACCAGGGCCCCGAGGTCACCGGCCCGGTCGGCTACCTCGTTCCCCAGTGCACGGTGATCGCCAGCACCCCCGTGGCCCGCGCCCGCTACATCGACGCCCAGGTCGGCGACACGCTGATCATGCCCGGCGGGCAGCGCATGGTCATCGTGGAAGACCAGCCCCGGATGGACTACCCGCGACTGGTGTCCGAAGTGGAGGTCGGCCTGAACGCCGCCATCGACGCGGTCCGGGCTCGGCTGAATGACGCTTCCGCCGACCTGCGCGCCGACGCCGACGAGATCGACAAGACCAAGGCCGCCGCCCGATACGACCTGTTGCAGCAGCTGTGTACCGAGCTGCTCGACCAGGCTGAGCCGCTGCGCACCCGGTGCGCGGCCGACCAGTGAAAGACGCGATGCGCCGGCCGTGACCATCCCCCGGCCGGCGCATCGCCCACCATCGTGCGGAATCACCGCACAGGGAACAACCCTCAACGGAAGGACCCCGAATGCCCGACTACAAGACCAACACCCGCATCGTGCTCACCGACCCGGACCTACCGGAGCCGGGCGAGGTGCGTGAGCACCACATCGGCCCCTACACGATTCTGATCGACCACCCCGGCAGCGGAGCCGGCCGGCTGGTGGTGCCCTCACAGCTTCCGGTCATGCCGCCCGACCCGCAGCTCTTGGCCGCGTTCGATGAGGCCGCCAAGGGCGCCGAGAAGCCGGCAGAGGACAAGCCTGAGGCGTCACCCGAGCGGTTCGTCGTGGCCCTGATGGACCTGAAGAAAACGATCTACACGCACGCGGTGGAGGTCCGCCGGCACGGCAGACGGGCCCGCGTGGCCGACTTCGCCCTGTGCAACGGTCGCAACAACGGACGGCCGGTTCGCGGCCGGGACACCACCCGCACCCTGGCCGACGTGGACTGCCCGCGCTGCCTGCGTCGTATCGAGCAAGCAACCACCGAGGAGACGACATGACCACGCCAGCCGATTTCTATGTCGGCCGAGGAGTCCACGCCGAGTACCTGGGAACGACGGACCGGGGTCACCCCACGACAGTGAACGTGTGGGCCGCCTTCCAGTCGCGGACGGACGCGCCCTACACGGAGCTGGTATTCCGGACCACCGTGGCCGTCCTGCTGGACGACAAAACCTGGCCGCACGCACACGGCGACTCCAGCGGCACCCCGTGGGCCTACTGCTGGGACAAGGGAACCGTCTACGTCTACCACTACGGGGTGGAGGTGGCGCAGATCCGGGCCAACACCCACACCTGGCAGTCGAAGCTGATCAAGCTGGACGACGGACGCGAGGTGATGGAGCCGGCCGAGCGCGAGTTCCGCCGCAAGAGCCCCGTCACCTTCCCCCGGATCACCGCACGCCCGGCGGCCAGCGCATGAACCACGAGGAGCAGATGTTCCAGGCGATCAGCCGGCAACTCGGCGCGAAGCCGCCCGTGGTGGCGCCCACGTTCAGCATCCTGGGCGCCTTCAGCCTGCCGGCCGGGTTCATCGCCTGGCTGCTGGTCGGCGACTGGCGCTGGACCCTGGTGGGACTCACCCTCTTCCTGGGCTTCTCCATCGCCGCCGGAGCTGTCAACCGACGCAAGTAGATCAGCGCGTCTACCCCCGACGACGCCCCAGTCGTCGGGGGTAGACCGCTACCATGACCGCATGCCCCGACCCTCCCGCACCAGGACCCGGCAGGCCACCCGCCGGCAGGCCGCCCCCGAGCCCACCCCGCCGCCCACTCCGACCGCCTACCGTGCCGCCTGGTGGCCGGTCCAGGTCACCCTGCCGGACGGCACCCTGCACCGCATCGCCAAGGTGTTCGCCGCCGCAGAGGGACTCTACGTCTACGCCAGCGTGCCGGCCGACCCCGCAGCCACCCCCACCTGGTATGCCCCGATCGACTTCGACAAGACCGCGCCACCCCGCAGTGACTACGCTGCCCGTCAAAAGAACATCCGGATCACCACGCAAGCCGGCGACGTGGTGATGTCACGGTTGCCGCACTGTGGATGTGGACTGGCGCTGAAGTTCTGGCGGCCGAGCTGGGCCCACCGTAACGAAGCCTGGAGCTGACGTGAACCTGGCAGTGCTGACCGGCCCGTGGGCCGTGCTGCTGGCGCTGGCCGCGTTCCGGCTGACCCGGCTGTGGGTGGACGACACCCTGCCCCCGCTGCCCCGCATCCGAAAGGCCGTCGACGATTGGGCGATAGCCCGATGGGACCGGGCAGAGCACGCCGCCCTGGCGCGCGATCGGGTGGAGTTCGACAGCGGGACGCCCCGCCTGCGCAAGCTCCGCGAGCGACACATGGAGTCCGGCAACCAGCCGCCGATCACCTACCTGGTGACCTGCTACTGGTGCGCCGGCTTCTGGATCGGCCTGGCCGTTGTACTGGTCGCCGTGCTCGTCCCGGTCGCCGTGTGGGCCGTCCCGGTGGCCGCGCTCGCCCTGTCCGCGATCACCGGGCTGCTGGCGCAGTTCACCGACTGAAGGGGGCAAGGGTGGCGCGCACTGTTCGCCAGGCTGTGGCCGGCAACCTGGACCGTCTGCGGATGGATCCGGACCGGGCGAAGAGCGCCATCCAGTACGCGCTGCGCGGCATGGAGCGCTCGGCGCACGCCCGGCAGCATCCGCGTGTGCTGCGCGCGTCCGGCACCCGCATCTATTCCATGGCCCCGGAGCGAATGCGCGCCCTGGCCGGCAACAAGCAGAGCTGGCAGCCGATCGCCTGGCAGTACCGGGACAACATCGGCGAACTGCGATTCGCGATGCAGTACCGGGCCCGCGCCCTGTCCAAGATCAGTTTTCACGTCGCGGAGATCATCGCGGGCGACGACGAGCCGCTGCCCCTCTACCTGCGCGACGAGAAGGACCAGCAGGGCAACCCCACCGAACGCTCCCAGAAGATCACCACCCCGCCCGACCTGGCCGCCGCCGCCGAAAGGGAGCTGGCCCGGCTGCCGCTTGAGGACGGGTTCAGCTTCCAGGGCATCTGGTCGGAGAACCAGGACGTTGCGGGGGAGTGCTGGCTGCACGGCTACCAGGACCCGGACACCGGGGAGGAGGTGTGGAAGATCCGGTCGGTGCTGGACGTGGGCACACAGGGCAGCCAGATGACCGTCACCGACGAGCTGGGCCAGCCCCGTGTCATCAACCTGGGAACCAAGGACGAGCCCGGCACCGAGGAGATCTACCGGCTGTGGGTGCCGCACCCCGCCCACCCGCACCTTGCGGACTCGGCCCTGCGGGCGATGATGGACGTGCTCGAGGACATCACCCTGTACGGCCGGGAGATGCGCGCGGTGTCGCGCAGCCGCATCGCCAACAACGGGATCTGGATGATTCCGGAGAACATGGCCACCCTGCGCAACCTGTTGCAGGACACTGAGGCATCCGAGGACGGGCCGAGCAGCTTCATGGCCGCCCTTCAGGCCGCGTTCCTGGCGCCGATCTCCAACGAAGGCGAGCCGGGCGGGGTGGTGCCGGCCATCATCACCGGCAACCGCGAAGACATCGAAGTGGCGTCGAAGTCGTTCATCCGGTTTGAGCGTGAGACCAGCAGCGACATCATCGAAAAGCTCAAGACCGCGCTCGGTCGCATGGGCAACAGCCTGGACCTGCCGCCCGAGGTCATCACCGGCATGGCCGACGCCAACCACTGGACCGGCTGGCTGATCGACGCATCCGGGTTCCGCTACCACCTGGAGCCGTCCGCGCGCCTCCAGGTGGACAGCCTGACCGTGCCGTTCCTGCGCGCCAACCTGGTCGGCCAGGGCTTCCCCCCCGAGCAGGTCCGCAAGCTGCGTATCTGGTTCGAGGCGGGCAACCTGACCGAGAACCCCAACCGCCGCCAGGACGCGCTGGACGCCCTGGACCGCATCCTGATCGGCCCGGCCGCCGGCCGCAAGGCGTTGGGCTTCTCCGAGGGCGATGCGCCCACCAGCGAGGAAGCCCTCCAGTTGATCGCGGCGAAGGCGGGCATCGATCAGGCCGCCGCCGTCAAGCTGCTGGCGCTGTTGGCCGCGCAGGAGGGCGCCGAGCTACCGGAGCAGCTCACCGAGCCGGTGCGCGCCGAGGCGACCCGCGTGGACCCGCCGCCCGTGCAGGACCCGACCGCGCCCGGCCAGACCCCGGACACGGCGCCGCCCGGTATCACCGCCGCCGCGCCGCCGCCGAGCTACGAGCTGGATACCGACACCGCGCAGAAGCTGGCCCAGATCGAGCAGGCCCTGCGCCTGGAGCTGCTGCACATCGCCGACGCCGCCACCGCGCGGGCGCTGGAGCGGGCCGGCAGCCGGCTGCGGGCGAAGGCCACGAAGCGCCCCGAGGTGGCCACCAACCTGTCCGATGTGGCGGTCACGCACTGGGCCAGCAAGCTTGGCCGGGAGCAGACGTTCGCGCTCGGCGCCAACGTGCGCTTCCTGCTGAACGAGGCGTGGGCGACCTTGCGGGAGGCGTTCGTCCGCAAGGTGACGCTGGCGGTCGGCGAGATCACCAGCCGCCTGGCGGACCGGTTGCTGCGGGGTCGGTTGGGCGCCGCCGGGGCGAGTGCCGCCGCCGAGCGCATGCGCACCCAGATGCTGTCCCGTGTGGACGACGCCTGGGCCACGCTGGAGTCCGGCCTGAACGCCAACGCCGAGCGGCTGATGTTCGGCGAGTCCGACACCGACGACGTGGGCGAACTGCCTGACCTGTCCGTTCCGCCGGCCCTGGTGCGCCGCGCCCTGGCCGAGGTGGGCGGCCTGGCCGAAACCTCCAGCGGGCAGGAGTTCAGCGCCGAGCCGATCGGCGGCCTGGCCACCGGAGCCACCGCCACCCGCGAGCTGGACGCCGCCGGCATCATCCCGGTGGGCTACCTGTGGGTGTACGGGGTGACGCCGCTGGCCCGCGAGTTCCCGCCGCACCGCGACCTGGAGGGGGAGCGGTTCACGGGCTGGACCGACCCCAAGCTCACCCCGGACCCGCGCTACAAGTTCGTGGGCGACTTCTACCATCCGGGAGATCACCGGGGCTGCATGTGCAACTACGTGCCTGCCTACGCGGTGCCGGCCTACGCCGCGCAAACCGCCGAGCGCCTGCGGGTGCCGAGCCAGCCCACCCAGTGGCTGCTGGACCTGGCCGCCCGCGACGACGCCGCCGGCCGCCGGGGCACCACCGCCCAGGAGACCCGCGACCAGTGGCAGGCTATCCAGGATCTCCAGTCCCGATTTATGAGCGGAGCGTGACCCGGTGACCGTTCCATCGTTCGGCCCCAAGCCCACCAGCCAGGGCGTGCGCGGCTACCGAAACCTGACCGACGCCGAGGTGGAGTGGGTCAACAGCATCAAGATGCTGGAGGAGCTGGTGGCCGAACGGTGGGGCGACGTAGCCCGACGCGAGGTCAACCAGCGCTGGATGGCCGTGGCCCGCACTCACTTCCAGGAGGGCTTCACCGCGCTGATCCGGGCCATCACCCAGCCCCACGACCCGTTCCAGGTCCAGGCGGAAAACAACGCACAGGACTTTATCGAGGGCGCACCGCCGAGGAGCTGACCATGGAAACGATCGACGACATCACGCCGGACGCGCGCACCCTGGAGCTGGAACGCCCGGAGGGCACCGCGCCCGTCAAGCTGGTCCTGGCCGTGGAGGGCCTGGACACGTCGGACGGCCGATTCATCAACGTGGGCGCCCTGGACACCCGCCCCATGCCGCTCACCATCTGGGCTCAGGTCCGCTCCACCCACGGCATCGAGGGCGATGCCGCCACGTTCGTGGTGGGCTCGATCACCGAGGCCGAGCGCGTGCCGGGTCCCGAGGTGGTCCAGCGCTCCACCGGGGAGCCGTTCCCGCCGGACACCGCCGTGTGGTTGGGTCGGGGCTGGATGTACACCGACGTGCCGAGCCCCGAGTCGGGCAGCAAGCCGGCCTACACGCTGATGAAGGACGGCGCCCTGTACGGCAACAGCGTGGACCTGGTTGCCGTTGACGCCGAGTTCGTGTACGGGGAGAACGATCCGCTGGACGGGCCGCCCCGCCAGATCGTGACGCACAGCGCGTCGATCGCCTCCACCACCCTGGTGGGCATCCCCGCTTTTCAGGATGCGTTCGTGGAGGTGGACGGCGAGCCGATCACCCCGAGCACTGAGGCCCTGGCGTTGGTGGCGGCCGGCCCGGCGATCCCGTCGTGGCGTTCGGCGGAGATCGGCGACAAGTGCGGGCCGTGCCTGGCCGCGCCCGCCGAGGAGCATTTCACCCCGGAGGCTGCGGCGCACTCGGTCGCCGTGCTGCGCGAGGCGCTGGCCGATCAGGGGCTGGCCGAGCCGGAGCCGTTCGCCGACGTGCTTACGGGCGATGACCTGGAGCCGGCCGCGCTGGACTTCTCTACCAGCGGCATGGTGGCGCTCATCCCGGCGGAGCCGGGCCTGTTGGCGGTGCCGGCCGGCGACCGTCCCGACGATCTGCACCTGACCCTGGCCTACCTGGGCGAGGAGGTGACGAGTTGGCGCCCGGAGGAGATCGCCGCCGTGCACGCGGTGGCGCGCTCGGCGACCGACGCGGAGGAGCAGTGCCGGCAGGCCACGGAACGCGCGCTGGAGGCGAACGAGGAGCCGCCCGAGTGCGACATGCTGTATGTGTCCCCGGCGCAGGAAGGCCCGCTGGGTCTCCGGGTGTTTGCCCACGCCCTGTTCAACCCGAACGGTGACAACGGGTTCGACCCGGCCGCCGTGTACCTGTTCGACGGAAGTGGGCACTCATCCACGGTGACCGCGTTGGCCGAGCAGATCTCCAACGAGCTGGCCCGGCAGGTGGGCGCCGCGCAGTTCCCCGAGCAGCACCGGCCGTTCATCCCGCACGTCACCGCCGGATACAACCTGGACCCAAACCAGTTGAGCTACACCGGCCCGGTCACGTTCGACCGGATCCGGGTGGCGATCGGCAACCAGCGCACCGACTACCCGCTGGGCGGCGGGTCGGCGATCGTGGCCGCCGCCGCGCCGCTGCCACCCGCAGCCTGGTTCGATGACCCCAAGCTCGAGGGCCCCACCGCAGCTACGGTGACCGAGGACGGGCGCGTGTTCGGTCACCTGGCCACCTGGGGCACCTGTCACGTCACGTTCCCCGGCCAGTGCATCACCCCGCCGCGCAGCCCGTCCGGGTACGCCTACTTCCTGGTGCACTCCACCCGGGCGCTGGGCGCGAGTGGCCAGGTGGTGGAGGTGCCGGTGGGCTACGGCACCCTGTCGCGCGATTCGGCCGGTGGGCACGCCGCCGTGACCATGTCGGCGACGGAGGCCGCCCGGCACTACGACAACACGTGTACGGCCGTCTATGAGATCAACGTGGGCGAGGACGATCACGGGATCTGGTTCGCCGGGCGGCTGATGCCTGGCCTGGACGAGTTCACCGAGCACAAGGCGCGCGGTGTGGCTTTCTCCGGGGACTGGCGGCCGATCAGGGGCCGGCGTGAGCTGGTGGCCGCGCTCGGCGTGAACACCCCCGGGTTCCCGGTTCCGCGCGTGCGTGTGGTGGGCGGGCAGCCGGCCGCGCTGGTGGCCGCCGGGGTTCCGCTCGCCGAGCCGGTCAGTGTTCCGGTGCCGGGCGGGGCTGTGGCGCAGCTCGCCGCGTGGGTGGCCGAGCAGCGCGACACCGCCGAGCGGGAGCGCGTTGAATGGGCGTACGCGCTCACCAGCGCTGAGCTGACGCTGGCCCTCGAGGGTGACCATCCGTGGTTCTCCGCTACCGAAACCGCTGAGGTGCTGGAGTCGCTGGGCGCGCTGCTCGGCGAGGAATACGCCGGCAAGAAACTGCACTTGCCGCCATTCATTAAGAGAATAGAAAAGCATCTCCGAGCCAAGGGGATGAGCGAATCCCACGCCATTGCCACGGCAGTGAACGCCGCTAAGAAGATGTGTTCCACGGGAGACATCTCGTTTCCTGGCCGCCAGCAGATTAACCCAGGGAGCCGGGCAGAGGCGTGCCGTGCCGTGGCGCAATGGAAGAAAGACCGGCCCGGCGCTCGATAGAAAGGATGGACCCATGACCACGGCGAAGATCATTCTTCGCGTCAAGGAAGGTGATGACCCGGTCCGGCTGGAGTTCCACCCGGACTACCAGGACGGCCGAAACAAGGAATGGGCCAGCGCCACCCCCGCGCTGAGCCTGTCCATGACCGTGAAGCGCGAGGTGGCCGAGCAGTTCTCGCCTGGCACGGCCTACGTGCTCACGTTCGAGGAGGCCGACGACCAGCCGGCCAGCGCATCCGACCCGGAGTGAGCGAAGAGGGCCCGGCACCCCATCGGCGCCGGGCCCTCTCGTCTGCGGTTCAGTGGCCGCAGTGCCCGCAGTCGCCAAGCACCGCGTTGGGCAGCTCGGCCTGGGCCACCTCATCGAGGCGGTAACGGCGGGTGAATCCCCAGGTGTTGCTGGTGAGACTGGCATTGGCGTGCGCGCCGATCTCGCCGATCGTGCCGATCTCCCGGTGGCCGTTGGTCAGGGTGAGCAGCACGGGCAGGTGCCCGTTGGCGGCTGCGTCCACCAGAATCCGGCAGGTGTGCTCATCCAGGTGCGGGTGCACGTCCTGGAGCTGGTAGGCCAGGTCAGACAGCGCCGGCCAGTACAGCTTGAGCTGGGCCCGCAGGTGGGCGTTCAGGTAGCTGCCGTTGAGGGTGCCTTCCCAGGTGACATCGGTGAGCGGGCGGCGAAGTTCGCGAGCCGGGCGCTCGGCGGGCCGGCTCAGATCGGCATCCTGTTCGGCTTCCAGGTCGTTCATGGTTCCGTCTCCGTAATGCGTCTCAGCCATTTCGGGTCCTTCCGGGGAGGTCGTTCCTTGTACCGATACGGTACACCCCCGAATCCCGGGGGTCAAGTCCGGGATTCGGGGGTGCCGGTTTCAGAACTGCGGGCCGTGCTCCAGGCCGCGCAGCGACATCTCGTAGGCCGACTCTGACTCGGCCTGCCGCCGCTGAACATCTTCCACCGTGAGCGCCAGGTGGGCGGCCAGCACGCGGGCCCCGTCGATGCTGTCCGGAACGTTAGACTGGTAGACCATCTGGGTGAGCATCCACGCGAGATCGAAGTCGAGGGCGTTCAGTTCCTTGAGTGCCTGGTCGATGAGGGCCAGGTTGTCCTGGTAGGTGTTCACGTGCTCGGTCATCTGCGGGTCCTTCCCGATCGGTCGTTCCTGGAGCCTCACGGTACACCCCTGACTATCCGGGGTCAACAACACCCGGCCTGCCACTTGACCCCTAATCTCAGGGGGTGTACCGTGAGCAGGACAAGGGAACGACCACCACGGAGGACCCCGATGAACCCCCAGGACTTCAGCGCCACCGCCGGGCCCACCAAGGTCCAGCGCCTACTGGACTCCGCCACCGAGCGCGGATTGAGCGTCACCTATGACGGCAAGCCCAACGACGACCTGACCCGCAGCTACGCCTGGACGATTAAGAGCGGCGCCGAGCACGACCGGGATGCCCTGTGGCTGTTCTGGCACCCGGGCCCTAACGGCGGCTCCCTGGCCATCGACTACTACCGTCCGGAACGCGCTGCCGGCAAGAGCAACATCGAGCGCGTCACCCGCCGGCAGGCCCACCAGCAGATGCAGTGGATGCGCGAGACGCTGGAGCGCCACCAGGAGCGCGAGGCCGCCCGCGCTGAGGTCGAGGCCCACAACAACGCCCACCCGGATGGCCCGGGGTGCACCGTGGAGCACCCCGAACTGACCCCCGCTGGCCGGTCGCTGCCCTGTGTGCTGCGCGGACCACACGCTGTCCACCAGGACTCCGTGACTCGCAAGTGGACAGTCGGGGTGCCGGCTCCCGGTGTGGCTCAGCAGAGCCAAGAGCGCCGTCCGGAAATGATCAAGCCGGCCGTGGTGACCAACGCCAGCGACCTATCACCCGGAATGAAGATGACACTGCTCCGAGACACGCCACACAGCCCCCGGCTGACCACCAGGACCACCGTCAACGCCCTGGAGGCGCGCGGCTTGGCCGTGAGCATGGGCGATGGTTGGTGCGCCCTGACCGACCAGGGGCGCAAGGTGCGGGCCGCGCTCGAGGGCTACGCCCGCGTGTTGGGCCCCGTGGCTCCAGACGAGCATCTTGCCGCGTGCGGATGCCCTGAGCGCACCATCCAGGAAGAGGGGCACCGGGAGGGCTGCACCCTGCACGGTGCCGACCTGGCACGCTTGGCGCAAATCCGGGCCGACGCCGAGGCCGCTGGGAACGAAGCGCTGGCCGTACAGATCACCCGTGAGAGGATCGCCATGGCCAAGAACGCGCCGGCCAGCCCGTGGCAGTACCCGGCGAACCCGCAGGACCCGAACTGGTTGCGCGCCGACCAGGTGATCCACCGCGCGGGCGAGATCCTCACCGTGGTGGCGGTGATCATCCATCAGGGCGTGTTGCGCAGCGTGGCAGTGTCCGTGAATGGCGGCTACGGCGGGAAGCTGCGCTGGTACGGCGACTACGCCGAGCCGACCACGGGGCCCGTGTCGATGCTGTTCGACGACGAGTGCGGCCTGCCGGCTGATGAGCGCCGGCCGTGGCCGCGCAGCCTGGTGTCCGCCCATGACACGGTCCGGCGCGTTCTGCATGAGCAGCGGCTGGACGGGTGGGCGGCCGGCAAGGTGTACGAGGACGAGTCCCAGCCCGGTTACATCGTGGTGGAGGTTCCAGCGCTCCAGAATCCCGCCCGGCACCTGGCCCTGCTGGAGCGCTACGTGCCGTACGTGTGCAATGTCCGATCCCTGGGGGACAGTGAGGGCTGGACCGAAATCGCGATCGAGCCCACCGACACCCCGGAGGACTGACCCATGAACGTACCCCCCGAGGACTGGCAGAGCTGCCGGGCCTGCCGCGCTGACATCGTGTTCGGTCGCACCAGCCGAATCAGCAAGGGCAAGCCGGTGGTGATGCCGGTGGACGTGAAACCGGCTGACAACGGCACGGTGGCCCTGTCCAAGCAGGGCGGTGTCTACTACGCGGGGGTGGTGCGCAAGAACCAAGCCGCCGGCATGCGCGATCGGGGCGTCGGCCTGCACGTTTCGCATTTCACGACGTGTCCGCAGGGTGCCCGGTTCCGCCGGTACTACCCGGACGCCGGCTGATGATCGACCCCGACTATCTGGCCGACCTGCGCCGCCGCGCCACCGCCGACGCCGAGCAGCTCACCGTGGCCGAGCGCCACGAGCTGGCCACCCTGGCTCTCGGCCTGGGAAACGCCGCCCGCGCCACCGTCCGGGGCGAGTACCTCCAGCAGGCCCTGGACCTGCTCGGCGAGGCCGCGCCCACGCTGGCGCTGGAGCTGCGCCGCGTGCTCGCCGCCGCAGCGCTCTACCAGCCGGCCCGCCGCGACATCGCCTAGATGAGTTCCCCCGGGCGAGACACCCCCCACGGTCGGGACCTATGCTGCGCGCAGCGGAGGTAAGCCACCGTCCGACCCCGGCCCAGCCGAGCGCGTTGGATCACTCCCGGCCCAGCCGGTCCACCCTCCGTTACATCACTGTGACGAGAGATGAGGACCCCCCATGTCGCGGACATTTGACGCCGGCATTCTGGGCCGACTCGGCGAGGCAACCTCCGAGGAGCTGGCCGCCGCCCTGTCGGCGATCCGCACCGACTTTTCGCACTTCGCCTCCCAGCCGGCCAGCCAGGACAACCTGAGCGCCGTGACCGAGCTGGAGTCTGCCGCCCAGAGCATCAAGGCCGAGCAGGCGAGTCGGGCGCAGCAGGCTGCCGACTACTCCGCGCGGCTGTCTTCGCTGGGCGCGCTGACCGACAAGTCGGACGACAAGCCGGCCGAGCCTGACCCGCAGGTCCAGCAGGAGCCCCTCGAGCCGGGCCAGCCGGACAAGCGCGCCGAGCCCAACCAGCCGGCCCTGCCTGAGCCGGGCGAGGGCGACGGCGACAAGCCTTCCGGTGACGGCGACGACTCGGCGGTCACCGCCGCTGGCGCACCGCGTCGGCCGCTCGGTACCGGCGGGCACAAGCCGGCCGCGCGTCGGGCCGCCGCCATCCCCCGGGTGACCGTGCAGACCTACGCCAACCACGGCGTGGCGCACAGCCCGGCCGGTGAGCCGGTCGCGATGAGCGATGTGCTGCGGGCGTTCGAGGACCGGCGCCGGCTCAACCGGGCGGGCGGGGGCGGATACGAGCGCTACCCGATCGTGACCGCCGTGACCACTTTCCCGGAGGACCGTTTCCTGGCCCGCCAGGCCGACCCGGACCGCAACGACAACGTGGTCCGCAGGGCGGTGCGCGAGGCGGCCAGCATCCACGCCCGGGACAACCTGAACCGTGAGCTGCGCATCCGCACCGGCCGGAGCGAGGACAGCGCGCTGGTGGCTGCCGGCCTGTGCGCCCCCGTCGAAACGATCTATGACATCGACGTGGTGGGTGATCAGGACCGGCCGATCCGGGACAGCGCGGTGGTGCGGTTCGGCGCCGAGCGCGGCGGGGTGCAGCTTCGCCCCGACATTTCCGGTGCCGGGCAGACCTTGGCCACCGGGGTGTGGACCACCACCCAGGATGAGGCCGACCCGATCGTCCCCAAGACCTGTGTGGAGATCGACTGCCCCGGGCTGGTCACCGCCGAGGTGGAGGCCCTCTACCAGTGCATGACCTGGTCGAACATGTCCACCCGGTTCGACCCGGAGGGCATGCAGGCCAACCTGGAGGCGCAGGGTGTGGCGCACGCGCGCTTCGCCGAGAACCGCCTGTTCACCCAGATTCAGACGGCCAGCAAGGATGTCTACTCGAGCCGGGTCCTGGGTGCCACCAGGGACATTCTGGTCACCCTCGACCAGATGACCGCCTACCTGCGCAACCGCCACCGCCTGCGCGGTGCGATGCCGCTGCGCTGGGTGGCGCCGCTGTGGGCCCGCAACCTGATGCGCGCCGACATCACCCGGCAGATGGTCGGCGACGGTCTCCAGTCGCTGGCGGTCACGGACGCCGAGCTGGAGCGCTGGCTGGCCGAGCGCAACGTCAACACCACCTGGCACCTGGACGGCACCGACCCGGCGGACATCACCGGCCCGACGCCCGACGTGGTGGTGCCGGCGCAGTTCTACGCCAACCTGGTGGACGAGTCGGCCGTGCCGGGATTCCCGGACGCCATCTCGACCCTGCTCTACCCGGAGGGCACCTGGCTGTACCTGGACGGCGGAACCCTGGACCTGGGCGTGGTGCGCGACTCCACCCTCAACAGCCAGAACCGGTTCCAGACCTTCTCCGAGGAGTTCGCCTTCCCGCTGTTCAAGGGCGTGGAGTCGATCCACCTGGTGATGCAGGTGCAGCCGACCGGCCAGTCCGCAGCAACCAGGGACACCAACGCCATCGTTGACTGACCGACTCCCTCCCCGGCGGTACTCGACCCCCGCCGGGGAGGGCCCACACGGGAGGAGGGCTGCACTTGTTCAGCCCGATTGAGCCGGTCCACGCCGAGCGACCCACGACCGGCCTGGTGGCCACCGCGTTCACGCCGCGCGACGTGGCCGCCCGCTGGCAAGACGGCTTCGCATGGCGCCCCGAACGCTGCCCCACCGCACGCGGATTCGACCCCGTGTGCGGCCTGGAGGCCCCGTTCAGCCCGGAGGTGGGCGACGGCGACAACGGCCCCGCCTACCACCGGCCCACCGCGTTCCGGGTGGAGGAGGACTGCGGCACGCGCGGCAACCCCGACCAGGACATGGTCACCCGGGTGCGCCGGCAGGCCGAGGCGATCTCCAGCTTCATGGTGGCCCGCGAACTTCAGAACGGCGCGATCACCCAGGCCGACCCGTACACCGCGTTCGGGGCGTCGGGCGTTGTCAACGGCTACCTGGCCAGCCCGGACGCCGAGGTGGAGGCGGGCGCATGGGATCCGCTGTCGGCACTGGGTCGGATCGAGGAGGCCGCCCGGCAGACCGCGCTCGGCATGGACGTGTTCGTCCACATGCCGGTGCGCATGGTTCCGCTGGTGTATCCGTCGCTGGAGCAGCGCGGCAACCTGCTGTACACGGCGACCGGCGCCAAGGTGGTGGCCGACGCCGGCTACACGGGTGCCGGCCCGCTGTCGGCCGGCACGTCCGAGGTCCAGTCCGTGACGATCACGGGCGGGCCTTCGGGGGGCACCTGGACGCTCACTCACAACGGCGACACCACCGCGCCGCTGCCGGTGGGCGCGTCACCCGCACTGGTCCAGGACTCCCTGGAGGACCTGGACGGGGTGAACCCGGGCGATGTCACGGTGACCGGTTCGCCGGGCGCACACACGGTGACGTTCAGCGCCGACCAGGGCAACGTGCCGCAGATGACCGCAGACGGTTCCGGGCTGACCGGGGGAACCACGCCGGCCGTGGTGGTCGCCACCGTCACACCCGGGGTTGCGCCGACCGCGACGGCCGGGGACTGGATGTATGCCACCGGCCCGGTGCTGGTGCTGCTCGGCGAGATCCAGGTGACCCAGATCCCGGTGTGGTCGGAGAACCGCAACCTGCTGGTGGCGGAGCGGGTGATGGCCGCCGCGTTCGACCCGTGCAACCTTCACGCCATCGAAGTAGACATGCCGGCCGCCGCTTAGGCCCAACCGAGGAGGATTCAACATGTGGGACGGCAGCGGTAGCCTTTTCGCTCTCGGCATCCGCCTGACCAAGCTTGACACGGTCGGGGCACCCCTGGCCGGATCGGACACCTGCTACCAGACCAACGGCCTGATCTCCATCGGGGTGGGCCTGGAGTTCCGGGACGCGCTCGAGGTGGAGCAGATCGGCGGAACGGGCAGCGCGTGCCTGTACTACTTCGCCCCGCCGACACTCAAGCGGGGCACGATCTCTGATCTTCAGTTCTGCACCCCGGACCCGAACGTGTTGCAGTTCTGCCAGGGCGGCGACATCATCGCCGGCCCGGCCGCTGTGGCCGAGGTGCAGACGCTGACGATCTCCGGGATTCCGACCGGCGGCACCTACACGCTGACGTTCGACGGCGAGACCACCACCCCGCTGGCTTTCGATGCCGCCGCTGCCGCCATCCAGGCCGCGCTGCTGGCGTTGGACAACCTGGACCCCGGATCGGTCACGGTGACCGGCACGGGCCCCTACACCATCACCTTCACCACGGGTGCTGGCAACGTCCCGCAGGTTCTGGCGAACGGTTCCGGCCTGACCGGCGGCACCGACCCGGACGCCACGGTGACCACGGCGACCCCAGGCAGCAACCTGACGGAGATCGGCTACGCGGCGCCGGAGGTGGGCACCGCCCCGGTCCCCAACGGCGTGGGTGTGGAGTTCTGGACCGCCGCGATCGCTGACGGCGCCTACGCGGCATCCTACCCCTACATCCAGTGGGTGTTGCCGCGCTGCTATCTGTCCCCTTCGGACAACTGGAAGGCGGAGGGAGAGAACCCGCTGCTGCCCGGCTTCTCCGGTTTCTCCAACCAGAACCCGAACTGGGGCGATGGGCCGCTTGATGACTGGCCCTATGAGTCGGGCCGCGTGTGGCAGTTCGCCCGGGTGACCGACCTGCCCGACCTGTCCACCGGCTACGTTACGGTTTCCTGAGCTGCCCGGTCGGACGGTCCGGGCGGGGTGAGACGGGGCCGGCGCCGGGGATTCCGCCCTCCTGGCGCCGGCCCTGTGCGGAGGAGGGCGCATGGCACCATCGGCCGTGTCTTCGGTGCTGTGCTCGCCGTGGGCCACTGTGGACGACGTGTCAGCCAACCAGCGCGCGCAGGTCTCAGCCCTGTCGGACGCCGAGCTGAACGCGCAACTGCTCATCGCCAGCGAGATCCTGTGGGCCCTGTCCGGCCGCCGCTGGTACGGCGGCGGGTGTGTGGAAACGGCCACGCTGCGCTCGGCGCCGCCGAACCCCGGCGAGGGAACCTGGCCCTACCATCGCACCTGGGGAAACTGCGGGTGTTGGGCGTGGGGTGGCCCGGCGAACGGATGGATCGGCCAGCACATCTCCGCACCCATGGCGGTCCGGCTGCCGCGCTCGGCGGTCACGGCGGTCACGGCGGTCACCGTCAACGGCGACCCGTTCACCGAATACCGGCTGGTGCGGGCCGGCTGGCTGGAGCGCACGGACGGGCGCGGCTGGTCGGTGTGCGACGACTCCACCCAGATCACCTACGAGCACGGGGAGCCCCCGCCGCTGGCCGGCCTGACCGCCGCCGTGGAACTGGGTATCGAGCTGGCCAAGGCCGCGCTGAACGACAACTCGTGCCGGCTGCCGGTGCGCACCACCCAGGTCACCCGGCAGGGCGTGTCCATGACCGTGGTGGACCCTTCGGAGTTCCTGGACAAGGGTAAGGTGGGCCTGCCTGGAGTGGATCTGTGGCTGGCCGCCGTAAACCCCCAGGCCGCCCCGCAGTCCGCCGGGGTGTGGTCACCCGATATCCCGACGACGCTGCGGAGCTGACATGCACGTTGACCCCAAGGCCCCCTTCGATTCGCCGCTGCACCCGTCGAACATCGGGCGCGCGTCGATGGACGAGTTGGACGCTGCTGCGAGTCAGCCGCCCACCCTGGATGAACTGCTCGAGGTCCATCGCACGGCGGGCGAACGCGAAGCTGACCTCACCCCGGACCGCGCGGAGCTGGAGCGCCGGGACCAGTTGGTGGCCGAGCACGAGGAGGACCCGAACCCGGAGTATGCGCCCACGCTGGTGGATATGGCCGATGTGGAGCACCGCTGGGAGGAGGACGGCTGGCAACCGGTCGAGCCGGCCGACGACGCGCAGGAGGACGCCGAGGCGGGCGACGGCGAGGAGCACGGGGAGCCCCCGCAGGACGCCGAGAAGCCGGAACCCAAGAAGCGCACCGGCCGGCACCGCAAGGCCCCCGCCAAGACTGCCGCGCCCAAGCTGGACGCCGCCCTGGCCAAGCTGGACCGCGCCCGGGGCAAGAAGTGACCACTGGCCGGCGGCTGCTGGTCGCCGAGCTGGCCGAGGATCTCCTGTCGGCCATCGAGGGGCACTTCGCCACCGCCGGGGTGGCGCTGCCGGCCCGCCGCTGCGTGGTGCCGGGTGAGCCCCGCACGTTCGCCTGGGACTGCGAGCAGCTCACCGTGGCGCTCGGCGGCATCGGCTGGGGCCCGGCCGTCGATATCTCGATGCCCACCCCGGCGCCCGGCATCAACGCGGGGGTGTTCAGCGTCCGGCACGCCGTGTACGCGGCAACCCTGGTGCGTTGCACCCCGCCGACCAACCGGGACGGCACCCCGCCGAGCGCCGAGGACCTACATGCCGCCGGCCTGGCGTTCATGCATGACGCCGGCCTGATCTCCCAGGCGCTGGTGGAGCACGTCACCCGGGTGCGCGGCTCGCTGCCACCGGAGGGCAAGGTTCAGGCGGGCGCGGTGGAGCCGGTGGGCCCATCCGGTGGCCTGCACGGGCTGGAAACCATCCTGGCCGTCACCGCCTCAAGGCTGGAGTGACGCCGTGGTCGTGCGCCTGGAGCCGGGTCTGGTCCGGTTCGACCCGGGGGAGCCGGACCGGTATGTGACCGACCCGGCCGGCCCGGTGATTCGCGACCTGGACCGCCGCATGACACGGGTGGAGTTCGCCTCCCGGGCGCAGGTGGGCGTCAGGTCGGGGCTGCTGCTGTCTACGATCCGCAAACAGCCCGGCTTCACCAAGAGCACCGTCCGGGTGGACCTGCTCGCCGGCCGTTCCGGCATGCGCTACACCATGGCCCACCACGACGGCACGCCGCCGCACGAGATCCGGCCGAGCCGGCGCAAGGCGCTGCGGTTCGTGGTGGGCGGACAGGTCATGTTTCGGGGCCGCGTGTGGCACCCGGGCACGAAGGCCAACCGGTTCCTCACCGACAACCTGCCCCTGGCGGGCGGGTAGACCCCGCACCACCCTCACCCCTGGAGAACCCGTCATGAAGTCGTTCGGACAGCAGCACGCCCCCTCCATCCCGGTTCAGCGCGAACCGTTCAGCTTCTGGTTCATGCGCGACGACGAACCGGAGGAGCACCGATTCCAGGCCCGGGTGGTTACCGACATCGGCAGCCTGCTGGTGGCGCTGAACGCCAGCCGCCGCGACAACACAGGCAAGGCCGTGCAGGGCGCCGCGCTGATCGTCGCCAGGATGCTGGACAACAAGGACGGCACGCCGGCCCGCTGGTCGCCGGAACCGATGGACCCCCCGGAGGGCGCCGCCGAGAACTGGGAGGCCAGTTTCCGTGGGCCGGACGGAAACATCTACACGATGGAGCACGCCGAGAAGTTCACCCGGTTCGAGGCGGGGTCGAGCCGGCGCCGCTGGCTGTACCTGATGGAGGAGGACGACGAGGTCGTGGTGGATGCCAAGGACCTCATGGCGTTGATGGAGTGGCTGGTCAGGATGGCGGCGGGCCGCCCTACGGAGCCGTCGCTTTCCTGATCCTGGGAGTGGCGGAAGACCCATTGTTGGGTCCGTGGATCAAGGGCCGACTGGCCCTTGCGGGCATCGGGTTGCGCACCGATCTGCGGGTGTGGCTTGATGCCGTCTACGCGCTGTGGCTGGAGGCCCCGGATGGCGATCGGGTGCGATCGGTGGCGCGACAGCTCGAGCAGAAGGCGGCCATGATCCGACCGGAGGAGGCGCGCGAAACGTGGGGCCGTTCGCCGGTCGCACGGGCGCTGTCGGGCGGCCTGGGCCAGGGTGCGGGCGCCGAGGTGGGTGGGGGCGGACCGCCGGAGGGTGCCGCGCTGGCCGCGTATCAGCGCATCCAGGAGCGCAACCGGATGCGGGGGAGGTGAGCCGTGGCCCGGGTTATCGGTGAAGCTGCCATCCGGCTGGTGGCCGACCAGCGCGGGCTGGCCGCCAACATGCGGGTCATCCTGCGCGAGGCGCTCAACGACGCCACCCGGGGCATCGGGCCCGGCTCCACCCAAGGCATCGAGGACGACTCGAACCGCACCGCCGCGCGCATCAAGAAGCTGTTCGCCGAGACCTTCTCAAGCATCCGGGGGCTGGCCGGGCGGGCTAGTGCTGCGGTCGCTGCCGGCACGCGGCTGGCCCTGATCGGCACCGCAGCCGCCACCGCGCTGGCCGGGGTGACCAGTCTGACCACGGGACTGATCGGGCTGGTGGCCGCCGCCGGCCAGGCTGCGGGGGTGATCGGGCTCTTACCCGCTGTGCTGCTGGCGGTGAAGGCCGGCACCGCCACGGTTCAGCTCGGCATGGTCGGCATGGGCGAGGCGTTCAAGGCGGTGGGGTCAGGGGATGCCGCCGCGCTGAATGAGGCACTCAAGAAGCTTTCGCCGAGCGCTGCCGCTTTCGTGCGCGAGGTAAACAAAGTAAAGCCTGCCTTTGATGCCATGCGCTTGAATATTCAAGAGGCATTGTTCAAGGGACTGTCCGGGTCAATCGCACAATTGGCAACTCAGTATTTGCCGATCGCGAACCGGCTTTTCGCCGGTCTCGGTACGGAGATGAACAAGGCCGCCAAGGAGGCTATCAGCTTCGCCACGTCCGCGCGGGCGGTCGGTCAGACCAACGTCCTGGTGGACAACATCAAGGCGTCGTTCGCGGGCCTGGTGCCGGCCATCCGGCCCGCCCTGTCCGCGTTCCTGGACATCAGCCAGGTGGGCTCCAACTTCCTGCCCCGGCTGTCCCAGTCCATCGCGGGCGCGGCTGCATCGTTTGGCGAGTTCATCCGGGGCGCCGCCGCATCCGGGCAGCTTCAGCAGTTCTTCGAAAACGCCATCGCCACGGTGCAGCAGCTCGGCCAGATCCTGGTGCAGTTCGGCGCCGGGCTGGGCGCGGTGTTCAACGCCGCGCAGGCGTCGGGCGCCGGCATCCTGGACACCCTGCTCCAGGTCGGAACCGCGTTCAACCGGTTCGCCTCGAGCGCCGCCGGCCAGACCGCGCTGACCGAGTTCTTCTCCAGCATGCGCTCCATCATCGCCGCCGTGATCCCCGTGGTGATCACGATCGCGCAGGTGGTCGGCACGACGCTGGCGCCGATCCTGGCCGACATCGCCCGCACCATCCTGCCGGTGCTCAACGTGGTTGTGCAGCAGTTCGGCGCCGCGCTCCAGGCCGCCCGTCCTGGCATCCAGGCGTTGGTGCAGGGGCTGGCCACGCTGCTGGAGGTGTTCGGGCCGACCATCACCTTCGCCGTGCAGCTCGCCGGCATCCTGGGCGGGGTGCTCGGCCGGGTGCTTCAGACGCTGGCCCCGGTGCTGGCTCGGGTGGCCAACGCGCTGCTCCAAGGGCTGATCGCTATCATGCCCAAGCTGGAGCCCCTGATCATCCAGGTGGCCGACGCGCTGGTGCAGGTGATCGACGCCGCCCTGCCGCTCATCCCGGTGTTCCTCCAGTTGGTGACCGCGCTGTTGCCGCTGCTGCCGCCGCTGCTGCAACTGGTGGCCGCCGTGCTGCCGCCGCTCATCGGTCTGGTGGAGGCGCTGGCTCCGATCGTGCTGGAGCTGGCCCGGGTGCTGGCCGCGCTGCTGCCGCCGATCACCGCCGTGGTCGTCACGATCTTGAACATCCTGATTCCGCCCATCCAGTTCCTGGCGGCCGTGGTGGCACAGACGGCCGGCGCCGTGGCCGACGTGTTCCAGGCGCTTTCCGGAACGGTTACCGCGATCCTGACCGCGCTGGGCGCGGTGATCTCCGGGATTTGGGGCACCATCGTGAATATCTTCACGGGTGCCGTCAACATTATCGGGGGCATTGTTCGGGGGGCGTTCGAGGGTATTCGCAGCTTTATCGCGGGGGCCCTGTCCGGGATTGGTAACGCGGTCCGGACAGGGCTGGACGCCGTTGTGGGGTTCTTCTCCCGGCTGCCCGGCCAGGTGCTGGGCTTCCTGGGAAACCTGGCGTCGGACGCATTCAACGCGGGCGTCAACATCATCAAGGGAATCGTCAACGGCCTGGGCAGTATCGCCAGCTCCATCGTCAACAAGCTCAAGCAGATCGTCTCCCAGGCGTGGGATGCCGTGCTGAGCTTCTTCGGGATCTCCAGTCCCTCGAAGCTGGCCGAGCGCACCTTCCGGTTCGTGGGCGAGGGTGCCATCGTCGGTCTGGAGAAGATCACCCCCGATGTGGTGGCGGCTGCGGCTGACCTGGCGGCATCAGCCATGGACGCCATGGGCAGCGGCCTGGCGGGCGGGCTGACCTTGAGCGGTTCGGGCGGCCTGGGCGGCGCTGGAACGGCGGGCGGTGGCGGGGTGGTGTTGCACCAGGTGAACGTCATGCGGGAAGGGGCCGACGTGACCCAGTTCGCTTCCGAGGTGGCCCGGCTGGGTGCGCAGCGGTTGGCGGTCGGCGCCACCAGCCTGCCGGTGTCGGTGGGCTCCGTACAGTCTGGGATAGCCGGGCCGGGAACCATGTTCGGGGTGGGCGGCATCTGATGAGCGCACCCACGAGCTTCCCGGTTCCCACGCTCACCGACCGGTTCCGGATGGGCCCGCTGTTCACCGAGACTCCGGACGTGGATTACTGGTGGAACTACCAGTGGGCGGACGGCACCTACACGGCGTGCGGTGAACCGGCCGGGTGGGAGTCGCTGTCCTACGTCACCCCGCTGGACGTGGCCGGCGGGCGAGACGGGGCCTTGACCGGACCGCAGTCGATCGCGCCGCGCGAACTGGAGTGCGAGGCCCTGATCGTGGCCCCGAGCCCCGCGCTGCTACGGCAGCACATCGCCCGGGTACGCCGCATCCTGGGGCCACAGGGCCTGCCTGGACCCCGCCAGCCGATCGTGTGGGAGCAGCACGACTACGGCACCAGCCGCCGGCTGGCCTTCATCACCCGGCCGGACGGGCCCGCGCGGTTCCAGGTGGTGCCCGGCTTCCAGGAGGGCGGGCTGGCCGCCGTGGTCACGTTCAAGCTGGTGGCCGCCAACCCGTGGCGGCACCAGTCCGGCGCCGCCGAGTCCGCCCAGGACGGCCTGCCGAACAGCGCGCTGGTCACCGGCCGCACCTACAGTAAGACCTACAGTTACAACTATGGCGCCGGCACGGGCGCGATCGGCGGCGAGTTCGTGGCCGTCAACTCCGGAGACCTGCCTACCGAGGTGGTGTTCACGGTCACCGGCCCGGTGGACTATCCGATCATCGCCAACGCCACCACGGGCCTATCCTTCCAGATCAACGCCAACCTGTCGGCCAGTGACGTGGTGGTGGTGGACGGCCAGACCGGTGTGGTGACCCCCGCGTCGGTGCGGCTGGTGGGCCGCCCGTTCCTGCTCCAGCCCGGCAACAACACCATCCGGTGGCGTTCGCTGTCCGGCACCTACTACCCGGCCGCGCTGCTGCACATGGCGTGGCGCAGCAAGTCCCTGTGAGGAGCACAGCCCCATGACCGTGATCACCCCGCCCGCGTTCCTCCAGGCCGGCACCTACACCGCGCTGATGGACCGCCTGCACATCAACACGGTTCCGGTGGTGCGCGACTACAGCCAGACCCACCGGGCCCGCCAGGGGTTCTTCCTGTCCCGCACACCCACGTTCAGCAACCCGGCCGGGCTCCAGATCGCGATCTCGGCATGTGCCGGCACGATCGCCAACACGTTCGCCACCGACGCGGGCGAGTACCGGTTCACCAACCCGTCCAGCACCAGCGTCACCCTGGCCGCAGCGAGCCCCACCCAGAACCGCATTGACGTGGTGGGCTTCCAGGTCAAGGACAACTTCTATGACGCCAGCGGGCTGAACCAGGTGGCCCCGGCGGTCATCCAGGGCGCCAACAGTGCTGGCGCCCCGAGCGCACCAGCCCTGCCGGCCAGCTTCATCGCCGTGGTGGAGGTCCTGGTCAACGCGGCGGCGGTCACCCCCACCAGCATGACCTCCCGGATCGTGCGCACCGCCTTCGACGGCTCGCCCATCCCGGTGTCCAGCGCCACCGAGCGCAACGCTCTGGGTACCCCGGTGGAGAGCCAGCTCGTGGACCGCAGCGACCGGGACTGGCTGGAGCGCCACGACGGCGCCGCGTGGCGCGTGCTCGGCGGGCCGGCCATCGCCACCAGCACCGCCGACCGGGACAGCGCGATCACCAACCCGGCCGCCGGCAACACGTCGATCGTCACCGGCACCCGGTGGCTGTACCAGCACGAGGGCAGCGCGTGGATTCCGTTCGGTCAGGTCGCCGGCCGCCTGGTCACCCAGGTGGGGATTCAGGGCACCACAGTCGGAACCACCGAGCTGAACTTCCCCAAGCTGGCGATCGAGAACTACCGGGTGAAGCAAAACGGCTGGTACATATTCTGGGTTCGGCTGTCCGCCCAGTTCGGCGCGGCGGGTGACAGTTTCGTGATTCGGGTGCGAAAGGACACCGCGCTTTCCGGAACCATTCTTTCCAGCTTCGAATGGATCGGGCAGGTGGGCGGCTTCACCCACTCCATTACGATGGGCCTGCCGTGGCAGGCCCCGGCTGACGACACCGACGCCGATTTCTACATTTCCGCGCAGCGTATCGGTGGCGGCAACGTGCTGGCGGTCAACGGCGATACCCGGTCGGCTTCGTGGATGGACGACCGGGGCGGCGACTCGGCGATCTGGTCCACGGTGGCCTGATGAGCTACCCGCTGTTCAGCGACCCGGCGGTTGCCTCCCTGGAGCAGGAGGTGCGCTGGACCTACTGGCCGGTGTCCTACCAGCTCGGCGACCCCACGGTGATCTCTGAACCGATCCCCATGTCCGGCGTGAGCATGTCCGAGGTGATCCGGGGGGTGGGGGAGTTCAAGGGAACGGTCCAGCTCGCCGACCCCGAGGTTCGGGCCCTGTACCCGTGGGACAAGATCGTGCCCCGCAAGACCGGCATCGTGGCCGTGCGGGAGGCGTTCGACCCGACCGCCCACGCCTGGATCGCCGTGCCGTTTCAGCACTATGTGGTGTGGAGCGCGCCGCGCGACCCGCAGACCGGCCGCATGACGGTCACCGGCCAGACCGTGGAGTCGCTGTGGGCCCGCCGGCTGATCACCCGCGAGATGACGTGGGACAACACGGACCAAACCGACATCGCAGCCGACCTGCTGGACCCGGCCCTGTTCTCGCTGGTGGATCTCGGCGCTGGGCTGTGGCCGGGCTGGATCACCGTGGACCCGCCGACCACGCCCACCGGGGTGGTGCGTGACCTCACCTATGAGGAGGGCCAGGAGACCAACCTGCTGGCCGCCCACCAGGACCGATCCCAGGTGATTGACGGCTACGAGTGGCGCACGTCGGTGCGGGTGCTGTCCGGCGCGGACGCGGTGAGCGCATCGACGTTCCGGGTCCAGTTCGTGCTGGGCTACCCGCAGCTTGGCCGGCGTCTGGGCAGCCTGGCCGGCATCCCCCGGCTGCGGTTCGACCGGGAGGGCTCCGGCAACGTGCTGGAGGTCAGTTACCCGTGGGACGGCAGCGACGTGCCCAACATCGTCTGGGGTCGGGGTAACGGGTACGAGGACCTACAGGTGAAGAGTCTGGTGCTCAACCCCGAGTGGGAGAATGGGTTCCTGCAAACCGAGGAAAGGTTCAGCGATCCGGACGTCAAGAGCCAGTCAACCCTGGACAATAAGGGCATCCGCATTATCGATGAGGCGCTGTCGGGGGAGCGTTACATCGCGGGGCTGACCATTCGCGGGGATCGGCCACCGTACCTGACATCGTATGTGCCGGGAGACGACTTGATCTTCGAGACAAATGACCTGACGTGGCCGGCGGACTTCTACGACGAGCACGGGTTTACCGCGTTGTCGGCGCGGATTTTTGGGCGGGTGGTGACGCCGCCGCAGGGCAGCCAGAGCGAGCGGGTCAAGCTTCTGGTGACCGGGGGTGACGTGTGAGCAGCCCGGTGCGGTACACGCCGCATTCCCCGGACTTCATCGAGACCCTGGCCTACGTGCAGCGGGTGGCGGATTCCATCCTGCGCAACAACCCGCTGGTCAACGCGGTGGTAAGTACGGGGCTCATGCGCTGGATCGGCAACCACACCGATGGCGGCGGCAACAAGATCAACCTGCTGTGGATCGGCGGCTTCCTGCCGGCCGACACCAGTCTCCCCGGCAGCCCGCCACAGCGCGGTGTGAGTCTGGTGCGCGACGACTCCACCGGGGGCAGCTCGGCATTCGCCCTGTATGACCATGACCCGTCCGGCGGCGGCGGGCTGCGGCAGACCATCCATGTCGGCGGGGTGGATGGGGAGCGGCTTTTCAGCGAGGCCCGGCAGGGCGGCCAGCAGTGGCCAGAGGACTTGATCCCGATGGCCCCGATCGGGTCGAACCTGCTGGACTGGTTCGCCACCACGGACAACTCGCCCACCTGGGGAACCATCTACTTCGGGACGTACAACGGCGTGGGGAACCTGATCCACTACATGTTCGGCGCGGCCTGCACGAATGGGTGCGCCGCCAATTTCCGGGTGCGGGTGAGCACCCAGGTGGGTGACGTGTTCAGCAGTACTCACACCCTGCCAGTGAACGGTAACAACTTGTTCACTGGAACGGTTACTTTGCCCGCCGACCAACGGGGCTTCTCCAACCAGATAAACCTGGAGGGGCAACGCACCAATGGCGTGGGCGAGGCGCGCGCATCCCCCTACACCTTCCGGTGCTACACCCCGTAGACATACGGGCCCGGCGAACAAGTCGCGAACGGCTTTCGTGTGTCAGACTTCCCCCATGCAGCGACACCGCCGGGGGGCCATGTGATCACCAGGGACCGGCGCGGCCGGGTGCTCGCCGAGCGCAGCATCGACCCGTTCGAGGTCGGCACCCTCGTGATCTGCGTGCTCTACGGTTTGGTCGGCCTGGCGTGGTACGACACCCTCACGCTGCGCACGGTGAAGCTGTATCCGTTCATCGGCGGTCGGGTGTTCCTGGCCGCGCTCGCGATCGGTAGCGCCACCGCGCTGATCGGCCTTGCCCGCAACAACCTTCGGGGGCTTCGGTTGGAGCGGGCCGGGCTGCGGCTGCTGGTGTGCCTGGGCGTCTCGTTCGCCCTGTGGACGCCGTTCACGGCAGGGGCGGGCGGCATCAGCATGCTGGTGTCGTTCGGCATCCTGCTGGGCGTTCCGGGTGCCGTGGTGTCCTACCGGCGTGGGCTGCTGATCCGAAAGCTGGAGGGCGTGAACCGCGCCCGGGAGAGACCGAGAGGCCCGAATGCCCCCGCTTGACACTGTAGGCGCCTGGCTGGTCGGTGCTGTGGCCACTGGCGGCCTGGGCAAGTATCTGGTTGACCTGGCCATTGCCCGCTGGAAGGGCAAGAAGGAAGGCGCCGAGGGCGCGGCCATCCTGGTGAGTTCGGCGTCCCAGTATGCCCGCCAGCTTCAGGAGGATGCGCACGCCGCCCGCGCTGAGACCGCTACGCTGCGCCGCGAGTTCGAAGCCTACCGGCGCGACCAGCAGCGGCTGTTTCGCCGACACGAGCTGTGGGATGGCCGAGTGTGGCAGAAGCTGCGCGAACTGGGCGAGGAGATCGACGCTCCCCCGCCGCTGTATTCCGATGCCTGATGGAGGAGAGGACAGAAACATGACACAGCCGACCGATGCCCCCAGCGTGTTCGCCAAGTACCGCAAGGCGGTCGCCGTGGTGGTGGTGACCGTGGCGTCCTTTGTGGTCACCGTGCTCACTGATGGCATCACCCCGCAGGAGTGGGTCCTGATCGCCGGGGTGGGCGTGAACGCCGCCGGGGTGGCCGTGGTGCCCAACCTGGACGCCGGGATCGGCACGGTCGCCAAGACCGTGGTCTCGGCCCTGCTGGCCGGGCTGACCCTGCTGGCCACCGCCGTGCTCGGCGGCCTGACCCCCACCGAGGTGATCGAGGTCCTGCTCGCCTGCGCGGCTGCGGTGGGCGTGACGGCGCTGCCGAACGACTGGCCGCCGGCCCGGCAGATTCCGCCGGCTGGCGGGCGCGTAGCTGCCTGAGTGCGCTACCCTGGCCCGCGAGGGTATCGGGCCTTCGGTTCCATCGCAGGGCCCCCGGAACGTGATTCCGGGGGCCCTGCGTGGTGTCTGGGTTCATTCGCCGTAGTGGGCCATCTCCCATTCGCGGGTGCCCCAGTGGTTCTCCCCGACCGGGTCCATGCACAGGTTCAGGCTCATGCCGTGGTGGCACACCGGGTAGAGCACCTTGGCCAGCTCCGGGAAGGCTTCCCCGGAGAAGGGCGCCAGGTGGGATTCGCTGATCGTGTGGGTGGAGCGGCGGGCGGCGATGTAGGCCAGGGCCCACCGCTGCGCGTCGGGGCCCTCGAACGTCACCGTGTAGCTGGCCGGGGTGTAGTCGCAGCCGAACACGTGGAGGGTGATCGTGTCGGTGCTCTCGGCCGGCGCCGGCATGCGGCGGGCCTGGATGTCCTGCTCGAGCAGCTCGAGCGCGCTGGCGCAGGTGCCGTCGCAGTAGCTGATGGCGCCGGGGTCGCACTGTCCGTCGCAGGCGGGGCCGATCTCCGGAATCCATGCGCATTCGCAGCCGCCGTGGCCCTGGCACCAGTACGTGGGGAGCATTTCGGGGGTCCTTCCCTGCGGGGGGTTGTTCCTGGCCTGACAAGAAGGACAGTACACCCCCCACGTACCGGGGTCAAGCGGTGGGCTTACCCGGCTTCCGAGACACTGCGGAACGGCGGCACGTAGCCCTCCGGGGGGTCCACCCACACGAAATCATCCGAGGTCGCCGGCTCCCCGTTCACCAGGGGCATCTGGGAGTTCCACGACTCCACGACGTAGCCCATCAGCCGCTCGCCGGTCTCCTGGTTCGTCTCGTACTGCTCGGCACACGAGGCGTTCACCTCCGGGTGATCCACCACCACCGCCTGCCAAATGTTCATGTCGTCGCAGGGCTCGAGCCAGCGGTACGTCTGTTCAGCCACAGGGTTCCTCCTCCGGTTTCGGGTGACCGCCCAGGATGGCCTGGGCGGTCTTGATCTCGTGCTTCACCCCGGCCAGCGCTGTGTACAGCTCGCGGCTGGTGTGCTCCCGGTCGGCCACCGCCAGCACCGCGCGGGCGCGGGCCAGCGCGTGACCGATCTCGGTCAGGTCGGCCAGGACCCCGCTCACGGCTGCTCGGCCAGGCGCCGCTGGAGTTCCTCCGGGGTCATGCCGGCCGCGCGTGCCGCCTGTTCGATGCTCACCGTGCCGGTCGGGTCCGGCTCCGGCTGGGACAGCTTGCGCCACGCCGAGCAGGGCCAGGTCTCGCCGTCCTGGCCGCACACGTCGTCCTGGCCTTCCAGGCTTCGGATGAAGTGCGCCTGGCCGTCCACCATGTTGCCGAACGACTCGGCGGTGGTGAGGTGGCTGGGCGGTCGGTCGAGCACGACGGGCGCCGCCGGCTGGAACGCGGGCGGTAGTCCGGTGGGGTCCTGGTCGGGGGTCCGCTGCTGGGGTTCGCGCTCCGGGGGAATCGGGGGGGTCATGGTTACTTCCTCTCGTACTTCACGCCCTTGTAGGTGACAGTCTTGCGGATCGCGCTGGTGACCACCGACGCCGTGGCATCGTCGCCGGACCGGGACAGCTCCGCAGCGTAGGCCCTGACCTTGCTGACCTGGGGCTCGAACTTCCCCAGTTCCAGCAGGGCGACCAGGGCGGCGGCCAGGGTCTGCTCCGGGGTGCGCTCGCCCTGCTGGTCATCAGACAGGGTGGCGGCGATCACCGCCGCCACGAGCTGATCCACGTCGATGTCATAGCTGTTGGCATTGTCCAGCGACAGCACCACGTCCCCAGCGGGGTCCGGGATGCGCAGCCCCTGGTTCGGCCTGCCGGTGCCGCTGTAGACCGGCAGGCCACTGTTGCCCGTCTCGCTCACCACCCGGGTCTGCTCGCCGACCGCGTCGATGAGCTGTTCTTCCACGAGCTGCGACACGTACCGGCGCAGGTCGTAGAACACGCCGCTGTACGCCTTAAGGGCGTCGGTGGCGGCTGCCAGGGCGCGCTGGATGTCGTAGGTGTCCTCCGGTAGCCGCGCCTCCCCACGGATCGCCAGGGCCGCCTGGTAGGCCGTCTCGAGCTGTTCGCGCAGGGACCACTTGAGCGCGTTCGGGTCGGGCAGGTTCGCGGTGAGGTGGTGCAGTGGCCGCAGGGTGGCGGACAGGGCTCGCGGTATCCACTCGGCGGCGGGCGGCTGCTCGGCCGGCTGGATCTCGTTTGGCTGCGGTTCGGGCTGTTCGGTCATGCGTTGAGTTCCTTCCTGATCTGATCTCCGATCCGGTCCAAGAGTCGCGCGACCTCCCCGATCGGCTCGGCGTGCTGCGGGTTGTCGGCGGCCAGCTCGGCGGTGGCGTCCGCCACGTCGGCCAGACATTCGGCCTTGATGTACGGCGCGGCGGCCAGCAGCACCAGCAGCACGGCCGCGTCCGCGTCGTCGGCGGACAGCACGCCGGCCGCCACCATGGCGTTCAACGGCTTGCGTCCGGCGGTGAAGCCGGGCACCTGGGCCAGCCCGTCCGGTTCGGTCACGTGGCCTGCTCGGCGAGGTGATCGCGCAGCGTGTGAAGGTACCCGGCGATCTCGTGCTCCAGGTCGGCCGCGCCCTGCTGCTGGGCGACGGCCTGGATGCGCTCGGCGCACTGAACCCACCACGCCACGCTGGAGTCCGGACTCCGGCTGTCCAGGTCTTCGTTCGCCTTGCGCTGCCCCTCGAGGTAGAGCGGGTGCGCCTGGTCGATGAACGCGCTCATGCCGCGTATTCCAGGGTGACGGGGTGGGTGCAACTGGCGCCCGCGCGGAACAGGGCTTGTTCGGTACACCCGGCGCAGGACTCCACCACCCGGCCGTCGCCGTCCACGGTGGCTCCGTAGGCGTTCACCTCAATCACGTTTCCTTCCGTCTGGCAGTACAGGCAGGGCTCGCCGATGCAGGCCCAGGTGACGGCTGCGGGGTGGGTGACCGGGGTCAGGATGAGGTCGAACTTGGCAACCAGGCTGGCGGGCAGCTTCACACCGTTGGGGAGGGTGAGCATGTCAGGCCGCCATGACCTTGACGATGCCGTTGGCGGTCACCGATTCGGTGGTCCAGCTGCGGGCGTCGAAGTCGAACATGAGGAACGACACGGCGCCGCTGCCGCGCTGGCTGCGCATCTTGTGGTCCACCTCTCCGATCGGGGTGTGCAGTTCCGGGTCGATGAGGATCATGCCCGCCCGCAGCGCGCTGCCCTTGATCTCCACGTAGGGGAGGGCGGCGAAGGTGTCCAGGTCGCTGCGGACCTCGCTGGCCTTGTTGACGTAGGCGGTGGTCATCGGGTCCTCCGGTAGTTGCCGTTCCCTGACAACAACCACCATACACCCCCTATGTCCGGGGGTCAAACGATGAACGGCTCCGGACGCGCGAAGAAAGGAGGGGGGTCGTTCGACGGCCACGAGCCGCCACCTCCGGCTGACGCCGGCTGCTGGCCCCACGGGTCGGCCGGCGCGCTTCCGGTAGGCCCGTCTGAACGGACCTGCCCGTCCGACCGCTGCGCCCTCTTGACCTGCGCCGTGGCGTAGCGCAGCGACGGGCCGATCTCGTCCACGTCCAGCTCGATCACCGAGCGCTTGTCACCCTCGCGGGTCTCGAAGGACCGTTGCTTGAGCCGGCCCGACACGATCACGCGGGTGCCCTTGGGCAGCGACTCGGCGACGTTCTCGGCCATCTGCCGCCAGCAGTTACAGCGCAGGAACAGTGCTTCCCCGTCCTTCCATTCCCCGCTCGCCTTGTCGAACGTGCGGGGTGTGGACGCCACGGTGAAGCTGGCCACCGCCGCTCCCGAGGATGTGTACCTGAGTTCTGGATCTTGTACGAGGTTACCGATGATCACGATGTTAGTCTCTCCGGCCATTTCCTTTACGTCTCCTGTCTCGTTCTCGTTCGCACGATCGACACTTCCGGATTCGGCTACCCGCCCGAATCTGGAACCTGGTGTTCTCGTCCGAGTATTCGTGACCGTATGGGCAGTGGGTCTTCCTCTGGTTTGCGTTGTGGCTGGCGCGGTAATTGTCCCCCGGGCTCTTCTGTATCAGGTGATCAGGCCGTACGCACAGCCTGTGCACGCACCCGCGCCCGCCCGAGCAAGAGAAATCCCTATTATGGCATTCGTGGTCTATATGTTGGCCCGGAAGTAATTCGCCCACGCAATCCTGATATGCGAATCGGTGAGCTAGCACCAAAGTGCCCTTTGTGGGATGGAATCCTCCATATCCGGCGCTAGTTTTCCCGGCCGTCCATAGCCAGCAGCCGGCATCGCTACGGATTACCTTCTCCCAGAACCTATCCCGGGCGGACCTCATGCCGGAACTGTAGCACTACCCTTCCGGCTCACCGGCCACGGTTGTACCTCCGTTTTCTCTGGATGGGTCCGCCCGCCCTCCGCCAGCGCAACCCCCTAACGATCTTGCTCACTTCGCTCTGGGAGATCCCGAAATCGGCGGCCAGGTTGCGCTCATTGGCGCCCGCCTTCCGACGCTCCCGCAGCTCGCGGGCCTGCTCATCAGTCAGCTTGCGGCTCACCAGGCACGCCCCGAACGGTCGTGCTGGCCCGGCGCCCCACCGCCCTGGTAGGCCACCGCCACACTCTTGGCCACCGACTGGTAGCCCGACAGCACCGCGCGCAGGTTGTGCATGGTGGCCTGCACCGCCTTGCGCAGCATCACCGCGTCCGCCTTCTCCCGGGTGGTGCCGTCCTCCTCGCAGGCCACCATGCCGGCCGCCTTGCGCTTGATCTCCGAGGAGGCCGAGGTTTCGGCGATGGCCCGCCAGTAGGTGCGGTTCCAGGCATCCAGGGCGCGTTCCTCGCGCAGGATGCACTCCCGCTCGAACAGCGCGCCGGTCTCCAGCCGAGCGAGCACGTCCAGGATGTGGCGCTCCACCTCGTCGGGCGTGTAGATCTTGGTGGCGTCGATCAGCCCCAGCGCGGACTGGATCGGATCGCGGGCCGTGTACTCCAGCTCGCCGGCCGGCTCCGGACGCACCGCCGCATACCCGCAGCCGCAGATCACGGTGGCCTGCTCCGGAAGGTAGCGGGCCTGTTCGACATGCGGACAGGTGTGTCCGTCGTGTTCGAGGATCTTTGCGCACCAGGCGCGCAGGGCCTGGTAGTTGTCCGGTTCGGTCATCACATGCTCGGCGGGTAGTCATCGGGCGCGGGCGGCATCGGTGCATCCGTCCAGGGGTTGCGCTCCCCGGTGAGCATCGCGGCCTGCTCCGGTGCGGTCAGGGTGCGCGAGATCGCTATGGCGTGCGCGGCCAGCGTGGCATCCTCCACCACCACGGTGGCCAGGCCAGTTTCGGTGATCTTGTTCAGGATGCGGGCCAGCTCGGCAGGTCGCTTGTCCGGCGGCTGCCGGTCGATCGCTCGCAGGGCGGCCAGCGCACCCCGGGCCATCTCGTCCTGGCTCGGCGGGCGGTTGGCCGGCGGCTGCGCGGGCGGGGCCTGGGACGGCTGCTGGGACGGCTGGGGCGGGTGTTCGGTGCTCACCGTGGGCGCCTCCCCGTCCGACTCGTCCAGGCCCTCCACCGGGATCATCAGCGCCTGGAACAGGCCGTACTTGAGCGCCATAGACATCGCCTTGCTGGTGGACTTGTCGCTGGCATCGCGACCCTCCCCGGCGCCCTGGAAGCTGTGCCGGCTGCCGTCCGTGGGATCAACGAACGTGTACCGCACCACCAGGCGGGTGGTGGACCACACCACCGTTCGGGTCTCGCCCCGGCTGTTGGTCTTGGTCACCGGATTCTCGTCGTGCTCGGTACTGAGCACTTCGGTCTCCAGGGTCAACCCGACCGCGCGCATCGCGTGGCCGACCGCATCCATCGCCGCATCGATGCCCCGGAACTTGAACCGGCCACCCTCGCCCGCATTGGCTTCCTTGTCCTTGCCGATGGCGGTCACCGCGCGCATCAGCTCCAGCACCTTGGCGTGGACGCCGCCCACTGCCGGCTCCGGATACCGGCCCTCGTACGGACTGGCCTTCGGGGCGGGTCGGTTGTCCAGCTCGTGCTTGATCATCTCCTGAAGGCGTAGCTCCACATCCCCCTCCGCCATGGCTAGCCAGCCCGGCGAGTCGGAGCGCCTCTCGATCTCGGCGGCCACGCGCTCGGCGAGGCCCTTCTCCAGTGCGTCCAGCCGGGCTGACACGTCAACCGCAACCTCGAACTGCTTGCCGGCCGTGCTGAGTTCCTCCAGGTCGTTGACCCGTTCCTGAAGGTTGTTCTCACCCTGGAGAAGCTGGTCGGCCAGCTCCACGCTTTCGGTCAATACCTCTAGCCGCTGATCGATCCTGCCGATGGAGCTTTCCAGGCCCATGGTCACCTGGGCGACCGCGTCCGCGCGCTGCCCGTCGATCACCTCGAGCGCCTGCACCCGATCCACCAGGGCGGCCATGTTGGTGTTGGCGCTCTCGATGATCGGCCGCATGGCGGTGTGTACCAGCGCGGTGACCTGGTCGCTGAGCGCGTCCTCCTCCAGCATGATCGCCGCACCGCTCGGTTCGGCCTTCTCCAGCCGGCGCAGGATGCCCTTCTGGAAGCCGTCGATCTCCTCCCGCATCGCGGCCATGCCCTCATCCAGCCGGGTCTGCAACGCCGGGGTGGTGGGTAGGGCCTTGCTGATCCGGGCCTGGATGGTTACGAGCTGTTCGGTGACGCCCTCCAGGCCATCCCGGACGGCCTGCGCCACCCGGAGGGCGTGGTCGGCCACCTGCCGCGCCGTCTGGCCGGCTGGCTTGTCCGGCGCGGCTGTGGCGGCCTGGGCTTCATCGGGCGTTTCGGTCATCGAGTGTTCTCCTCCTAGGGTTTTCCGGTGCGGGCGAAGTGTTCGAGGCCCTCATCCAGCGCCCGGGTGACGTTCATCCCGTTGGCTTCGAGCCGGGCCAGGGCGTTGCGGTAGGTGGCCGCTGCCATGGTGAAGCGCAGCGGCTTGGTGGGCTGCCGGCCGCCGAACTGCCGGCGGTTGCGGGCGTTGAGCGGGATGCCGGTGCGGGTTTCGAGGTCACCGGAGGGCTTCACCCGGTTGGGTGCGCCGCGCTTGGGTGGCTCCCATTCGGCGAGGATGGTCCGGCCGATGTCGGCCAGCCTGGTCCGCACCACGCCGTAGGTCTCCCGCTCGGCCTTGTTGATCAGTTCGAGGCGCGCTCGCGCTGCCTCGAGGATCGGTTCTTGGATATCCACGTCAACGTTGTGGACATGCACGTCACTCTGGGTCACTTACCCCCCTTTCCGTGTAGGGTTGATCTATAGTAACCCACACTACCGGGGGGGTCAACGGAAGGGGACAGGTGATGTCACGTCTGAGTGATCAACGCATGCCGCTGTGGGAGCGCTGCGGCGGGCGGTGCGAGGCGTCCGGCCAGCCGATCACCTTCGACAGCTTCGACATGCACCATCGTCGTAATCTGGGCATGGGCGGAACCAGCCGGACCGACGCGCACGACCTGGATAACCTCCTGGCCCTCTCGCCCGTTATCCACAACGGCAGTCCACAGGCTGTGCACAGCCGACGACCGTGGGCACAGGAGCGCGGCTACCTGGTGCCCAAGCACGACAACCACCCCGGCATGCGGCCGGTCTGGTTGCACGGCCGGCGCTGGGTGCTGCTCGGCAAGGACGGCCAGTACCACGACCCGCCCATTCCGCTGCCGCCACCGCGCGGCTGATTCGTGAAACCGGAGACCCGATCATGAACCTGGCCTACTTCCTGGCCCACCCGCAGTTCCTGGCCGTGCAGCTAGCCGGCGGCTTGATGCTGCTGCGCAGCGTCTACCAGGCCGGCCCGGTCGGCCACCGGCCGCCACCGCCCCGCTGGGTGCAGGTCATCGCCGGCCAGCGCGGGCAGGGCAACACACCCAAGCCGTGGGTTCTGCTGATCGCCGGCCAGGCCGTGCTGCTCGCCTACATGGCCCTGACTGGCCAGGTGGGGTTCCTGCTGTGGAATTTCGGCATGATCTGGATCGGTGCCGGCCACCTGCGCCGGGTGCTCGCCGAGCGCGCCGCCGACTCCCGCAGCACCCCGTCCGGGGTGTAGGGTCTGCGATCAAGAAATAAATGACCCCCGGCTATGGCCTGCCAGCCACCGGGGGTCTACGAAGTAGGGATGCAGGATCGAGCATAGCCGTACCCCCCTGGGTGCGTGCAACCGCTCACCCCTGCATCCCCCTATCTGAAAGGGGGATGCCTTGAGTGTCAAGGCCATCACCTGGGTGTGGGAGCACTCCGAATCGTCCGGCACCGCGCGCATGGTGCTGCTGGCTATCGCCGACGCTGCCGACCACCACGGTGCCAACGCCTGGCCCTCCCAGCCGACCCTGGCCGCCATGTGCCGGATCTCCGTGCGCACCGTGATCCGGGCCGTCGCCGAACTGGAGCAGCTCGGCGAACTGGAAGTCATCCAGCACGGCGGGCCCGCCTACCGTGAGGACCGCCGGCCAAACCGGTATCGCCTGGTCAAGATGGGCCCGCCTACGGGGTGTCAGCCTGTCACCCCGTTACTGCCCCCACGGGGTGACAGCCGCGCGCCACGGGGTGACAAGTACGACGAACGGGGTGACACTGCTGTCACGTTACCCACCCTTTTAGACCCGTCCTTCTCAGAACAAAAGATCCCCTCCGGGGGCTCCCTGCGGGAGACCGATCCGTCGAAGGATTCCGACATGACCCGAACCCCGAACCCGTCCGATGCCCTGCCCCTCGAGTTCACAGACAGCCTGGAGGAGGAGATGGCACCCCCGCCTCCTGGCAGACCGGCTGCGGCTACCGGTGCGCAGGCTGTCGTGGCCGCTTTCGTCGATGCCTTCCGTCGCCACCACGACGGCACCGACCCGGCCAAGAGCAGCAAGGGCCGTGTGGCCCGCGACGCCGCGCAACTTCTGGCCGGCGGAACCAAGCACGAGGTACTAATCCAGGCCGCCACCGCCATGGGCGCCACCCCGTACTCGAACCTTCCGGTGCAGGTGTCGATGCTGAGCCAGCGCGGCGGGGCGAGCAAGGGTGTGGCCCCGATCGCCCCGATCGGTTCGTTCGACCAGGCCGCCGCCGAACGGCACGCCCGGTTCCTGGAGGAGGTGCGCACCGACCCGGAGGCCGCCGCGTGGGTGGCCCGCGATCCGGCGCAGGTGGCGAAACTGATCGCCGAGGACCCGACGCTGGAGCCCGTGTTCGCCCGGTTGGGCGCGGCATGAGCAGCTCACAGCCTGTTGCACCCCCCGCCCGTGGTGGGTATGGTTGGAATATGGACGACAGCGCTCGGCTCCAGGCCGAGGTGGAGCGGCGGGCCCGCAAGGCCCCGTCGCGCGCGCCCATCGGCCAGGTCATCAACCAGATCGCCGCCCGCCAGGGCGTGGACCTGGAGCGCATGAACGACCCGCAGCTCGGCGACAAGCTGATCGCCGAGAAGGACGCCGCGCTGCGCGATGAGCGCATCCGCCGCCAGGTCGCCATCCACCTGGCATCGCTGCCGCCGCGCTTCCGGGAGGCCGACTTCCCGGCGACCGACTTCGGCCGAGACGCCCGCCGCTGGCTGGAGGAGTTCCGGCAGGCCCGCAGCAAGGGTGAGCCCGGTCGCCGGCTGGTGATCCTGGGTGACCCGGGCGCGGGCAAGACGTGGACCGCGTGCGCCATCGCCCGTGAGCTGCTGATCACCGACGTGATCCCCACTACGGTGATCACCACCGCCGACATGCTGGCTGCGATGCGTCCCGGCGGCGACGGTCTCGAGGTGGACATGGTCCAGTTCGCCCTGGCCCCCGTGCTGGTGCTGGACGACTTCGGGGTGGAGAAGCTCACGGAGTGGGCTGCCGAGCAGCTCTACCGGCTGGCCGACATGCGCTACCGGGAGGCCCGGCCCACCATCGTCACCAGCAACCTGACGGGGGAGCAGATCAAGGCCCGCTACGACCGGCGCACGGTCGAGCGGCTGTTCGGCGGCGCCCAGCTGATCCAGATCGCGGGCGGTTCGCTACGCCAGCTTCCCTTCTGACCCGAGAGGACCCGATGCCCGAACAGCCCCGCACCCAGCCGCTGAGCTGGTGGGAGAAGATCACCGAGGCGGTCGGCTGGTTCGTCGCCCTGGTGCTGTGGAATCTGAGCCGTGTACCGGAGGTGTGGCGCCGCGCGCCTATGCTGGATCGGACCATCCTGACCTTGGAGGTCATCCTCCTGGGCGTGATATTCACGTTCGCGATCCTGGCTCCGGGTGGCTGGGACCTGGCGTGGTCATTCGTGGTGGGCATCTTCGCCGCCCGCGTGGCCATGGAGTTCTCCCGCGTCAACCGTGACGTGGTCGAGCGGGAGAAGACCCTGCGCCTGCTGGCCACCGAGCCCACCGGGGCGCCGCGCGTGGCTGTGGTGGCCTGCACCCACGGCGACTACTTCCGGTTCGCCTACGGCCCGGATGGGTGGCAGGAGATCGGGCCTGCCGCCGCCGAGGAGATCCCCCGCTGAGCTGAAGGGTTACTGGTCATGGAATATCGGATCATCCCGCGTGCCGAGTGGGGCGCCCGATACGACAACGGCAGCGGGCACCGCGCGCTGCCGGCCACCGAGGTGTGGCTGCACCACTCGGTCACGATCGCCCCCGACCTGATCCCGCCGTTCGATGACGACTACCAGGCGATCCGGGACCTGGAGCAGATCGGGGAGGACCGGTTCGGCAGCGGCATCTCCTACACCTGGCCGATCACCCCCGCCGGGCTGATCTTCGAAGGCCACTCGCCGGACCGGATCGGCACCCACACCCAGAACCACAACACGGTGGCGTCGGCGATCTGCTACGTGGGCAACTACGAGATCGCCGCGCCGACCGTGGAGCAGACCAGCGCCACGGCCTGGCTGCTCCAGCACGCGAAGGCCAACGGCTGGATCAAGTATCCCCAGATCACGGGCGGACACCAGGATCTGAAGGCCACCGCCTGCCCCGGGGCCCTGGCCTACGCCGAGATCCCGACGATCAACACGCTGGCTGCGGGGCCGCCCATCGTGGCTGTGGAGCCCAAGAAGGACGAGGAGCACGACATGCCCAATGGAGCGTTCGAACCCCGACTTGACCCGGCCAAGCCGGGCCGGATATCGATCCCCATACCGCAGGTGGGCGGTGACACCGGTCTGCGCGGGGCCCGGCTGCACACGTCGTGCGGCTGGTACAACGAGCTGCGCTACAAGGTGTGGTTCGCCAAGCACGGCGGCGGATATGTCAGCAACCCCGGCAAGCCGGTTCCGGAAGAGTACGTGACCCGGTCGGACCAGCCCGGCTACATCGCGGTTCCGATCAACGCCGCCCAGATTTCGATCGAGTACACCACCACCCTGGACAACTCGCTGGCGGGCTGGACGGTCGAGCTGGACTACGCATAGCCCTCATGGCTCCCCGAGCGCGACAGGCCCGGCTCCCCGACGCCGGGCCTGTCGCCTTGTCCGAGGACGACTTGAAGCGCCGCATCCTGGACGCCGCGAAACTATATGGCTGGCAGCGCCACCACGGCAGACCGGCCCGCACCGCGAAGGGCTGGCGCACCCCGATCGAGGGTGATCCCGGCTTCCCCGATCTCGTGCTGGCCCGCGATGGGGTACTCATCGTGGCCGAGCTGAAACGGAACGACGCTTACCCGACTCCGCAGCAACGTGCCTGGTTGGCGCAGCTAGGACCCTATGGCCGGTTGTGGCGGCCGAGGGACTGGGACGCCATCCTGGCCGAGCTTTCCACCCCCCGCAGACCGGGGTAGGCTGAAGATCGGCGACCGTCTCAGCCCCCTGGAGATCACATGAGCGACGAACCAGGCACCTGGACACGCGGGGGAATCCAGTGCAAAGCCAAGAGCAAGGGCAGTCAGAAGCGCTGCCGCCGGCCGGCCACGCCCGGGCACCTGGTGTGCAAGCTGCACGGGTCGGCCAGCCCACAAGCCAAGCGCCGCGTCGAACGGGACCGGCTCATCGCCGAGGTGGAGTTGGGCGCCCGCAAGGCCCTGGACAAGCTGGGCTTCGAGCCGGTCCAGGACCCGCTGACCGAGCTTCAGCGGCTCGGCGGTGAGGTGGTGGCCTGGAAGGACCTGTTGCGCAAACTGGTGGACAAGCTGCAACAGAAGTACCGGTACGAGGGTGAGCACGCCGAGCAGATCCGGGGAGAGGTGCTGCTGTTCGAGCGCGCCCTCGACCGGTGCGCCATGGTGCTGGGCCTGATCGCCCGGCTGAAGATCGATGACCGGTTGGTGGCGATCGAGGAAGCCAAGGTCACCCAGATCGTGGATGCGGTGGAGACGGCCCTGGACGCGCTGGGCCTGTCGGTGGAGCAGCAGCTCGAGGCCAAGGCTGAAGTGGCCCGGACACTTCGGGTGGTGGGTTGACCAGTGTTCTGGAGCGCGCGGCCGATGCGCTCGCGGAGAAGGCCAGCCCGCCGTACCTGAAGAAGATTCGGGACTGGCGGGATTCGTCCTGTGTGGACCCGCAGCGCTACCCGTCCCACGAGATCGCGCCCAACTGGGACGGCCCCGGCACGCTGTGCCGATCGTGCGCCACCTGTCGGCCTGAGCAGCGGCTGCCCGGCGGCGACTGGGACACCTGGCTATATTGTGCCGGCAGGGGGGCCGGCAAGACACGTAGCGCCGCCGAGGTGGTCGCCGAAACCCTGGTGATGAACCGGCGCTGGCGCATCGCCGTGCTGGCCCCCACCTACGCCGATGGCCGCGACACCTGCATCGAGGGCGAGTCCGGGCTGATCTCCATCTTCGACCGGTGGGGCTGGCGCGAGGGCCGCGAGTACGTCTGGAACCGCAGCCTGGGTGAGCTGATCGTGCGCGCCACCCGATCCCGGGTGAAGCTCTACAGCGCCGAGAAGCCGGCCCGGCTGCGCGGACCCCAGCACCACATGGCGTGGGTGGACGAGCTGGCCCAGGTGGTCAAGGACGCCCCCGACGCCTGGGACATGCTGCTGTTCGGCCTGCGCCTAGGACGCCATCCCCGGGTCATCTGCACCACCACCCCGTTGCCCGTCCAGGTGATCAAGGATCTGCTGGCGGACGAAACCTGCACCGTCACCCGGGGCACCACCGACGACAACGCCGCCAACCTGGCCCCCGTGGTGTTGCGCAAGCTGCACCGCAAGTACGACGGCACCCGGCTGGGTCGCCAGGAGCTGGGCGCCGAGCTGCTCGATGACATCCCCGGCGCGCTGTGGCGCCGCGCATGGCTGGACGACGGGCGCATCCCCACCGAGCTGGTGGCGCGCTGGCACGAGTGGACCGCCGAGCGCACCCAGCCGGTGGCCGCCGCGATCCTCGCCGAGCTGGAGGCGCGCGGAATCGTCCTGCACCGCATCGTGGTGGCGGTGGACCCGGCGGTCACTTCCGGGGACGGCGACGAGGAACCCGGCGCCATGGCCACCAAGAAGGGCAAGAGCCGGGCCGACGAGTCCGGCATCGTGGTGGCCGGGCGCGGCGACGACGGGCACTTCTACGTGCTGGCCGACTACACGATCCGCGACACCCCGGATGCGGTCATGGCTAAAGTGATCCAGGCGGTGGACGACTGGGGCGCCAACGGCGTGATCGTGGAGACCAACAACGGCGGCGACTACATCCCCGGCATGCTGCGGATGTCCTGCCGGATCACCGGCCACCCCTCGATCGCCATCGAGAAGGTCCACGCCAAGAAGTCGAAGCGGGTCCGCGCCGAGCCGGTCTCGGCGATCTACGGCCAGGGTCAGGCCCACCACGTAGGCACTCACCACCACCTGGAGGACCAGATTTGCATCTGGTCTGCGGAGCTTCCGGAGTCGCCGGACCGAATGGACGCCCTGGTCTACGCCATTCTGCACCTGGACGTGCTCGGCCTGGGCTCCGAGGTGATGGCACCCAGCGGGGCGCGCGGCCGGCTTCCGCGACACCAGATGCGCAGGCACGTTCCGACCGGCTCCAGGAGGTACCGGTGAGCTTCTCCGATCCGCTGCCGGCCCGGCACGCCCGCCGGCTGGTGTCGAACGTTCCGCTGAACGTGGAGGCCCTGCCGGGCGGCAAGTACCGGGTGTCGAGTCCGGCGGCACGCGGCTGGGCTGGCGTGGCGGGTACGCCGCACGAGCTGGCCCGCGTGCTGGCGCAGGCATTCCACGAGGTGACCCGGGCGTCGGTGGCCCGCGCGAACCGGGACCGCTATGACCTGGACGGGCTGACCATGAAGGTGGCCGGCGACCCGCTGGCGGGCAAACCGCAGGCCCGGATTCGCGCGGCGCCGGGCGCGGCGACCCGGTCGATCAGGCACCGTGCGCACGCCCCGGAGTCGTGGACCCGGATGGAGGACGGGCGGTGGCGCTCACCGGGCGGCCGGATGTACTCGCACGACTCGGCGGCGGTGCGCAGCGTGCGCAAGCGACTGGGTGAGGACCCCTCTTGACCGGGGGTGTACCATGGGGGGAAGGCCCGAAACCCCAAGGAGGTCATATGAAGCCCCCCGCCCTGGTCGAGATGAAACCGGAGACCTACAAGGCCGACGAGCTGCTGATGTTCTACGGCTTCCGCCGGGACAGCCTGCGAGACGGGACCCTGCTCACCTACGAGCACAGCCACGGCGCCGTGCCGGTGTTGGTGGTGCTGGACGTGACCGCAAACTCGGCGAGGCTGTCGCGCTCGATTCCGGGTGAGCCGTTCAAGCCGTGGTCCTGTGTGGTGTCCCCGCAGCCGTTGCGGGCTGCGCTCGAGGCGTGCTGGTTCGTCGCGATCAGCCACGGATTGACCCCCCCGACTATAGGGGGTACGCTGGTCACCGACTGGAAGGAACGTCACACCCCCGATACCCAGAAGGACACCGAGTGAAGCCCACCGACTTCCCCCTGCACCGCGTCACCGACCTGATCAACCAACTACACCAGGCCACCGACAACGAACTCACCGCCGCTCGCCGGCTACGCCTAGACGGCCAGCCCGGATCGCGCGAACGCCTGGAGAGTGCCCTGGCCTACTCCGGTGCCGCCCACGCGGTCAACCGCGCCTACCTGGCGATACTCGGCGACCTGGACGCCGCCGCCGCCCACGAGCACACCATGCAAGACGCCCGCGACCGGCAGGACGCTGGCAAGGAGGACGCCGGCACCGCCATGCAGCACCCGTGGCCGATCGACGGACTGGAGCTGCTCGGCGGAACCGAGCGTCACCCGCAGTGGGGCGTTCGCTCCAGGCTGGGCACCCGCGTCATGCTCTATCGCTCGCTTTCTGGCGGTGTCCGGATGGGGCTCCAGGTCGAGGACAAGTCCGTCACCCTGGAGGGTGAAGACTGGCAGGCCCTGAACGCCCTGGCGCAGCGCATCCTGGCCGACGTGCCGGTCCCGTGGGGTACCCGGGCGCCAGCCCCCGATGACGACGAGTTCACCGAATGAGCGCCCAAGTGGATGCCGCCGAGCTGCTCGCCGCGCTCGGCGACCTGGAGCGCACCGCCGGCAAGGATCGCACGCTGCCCATGCTGGCCGGCGTCATGCTGCACGCCCATCCGGGTGACGGCCGGCTGTACCTGACGAGCACCAACCGGTTCGTCATGGGCCAGGCGTGGCTGCCGTGCGAGGGTGACCTGAAGGCCACTTTCCTGGCCCTGGATTCGGTCAGTGTCGTGCGAGCCCTGCTCGGCGCCGCGTTCGGCCCGGTGGAGCTGGCCCGAAACGATCAGGAGATCGTGCTGTCCGCGCGGGGTTCGGGTGAGCTGGCGCTGCCGGTCGTCGATGACCACGGTTTCCCGAACGTGGAATCGATCATCAAGTCGGCGCCGGCCGAGGGCAACACGGACGCCACGCTGGGCGCTGACCTGGTCTCCGCGCTGGCCATGATCGCCCGGCGCCGCCGTGAGCCGCTGCGCTTCCGGTTCGGTACCGCGCTCAAGCCGTCCGTGATCGAGATCGGCCAGCAGTATCGCGCCATGATCATGCCGGTGATCGCTCCGCCGGTCGAGGAGTTCATCTGGTCCGTACCGCACACAGAAAGGACACCGTGATGGGCCGCCACCGCGCCGTCCCACCGCCCCGCTTTGCCGCCCTGCGCCGCGCTGGAGCCACCGCGCGCCTGTTCGGCGCCGTCCTGTCCGCCATGCTGCGATGAAGCCGCCAGGGCCGATCCTGGCCCGCAGCCTGTTCGCCCAGCCGGGGCACGTCGTGGAGATGGACGGCCAGTGGCGCTGGAACGGCGAGGAGTGGCTTCCGTTGCAGCCGGGTGACATCTGCCGGCACGGCCAGACCGGGGCCAGCCTGCTGTGGACTGGCCAGGAGTGGAAGCTGCCCACCTGGTCGAAGTCCGACCGTGACGAGCTGGCCGCCGTGATCGACCCGGAGGCGTTCAGTGGCCAGGACACCGAGGACGCCACGCACTGGGAGATCCGCCGGGCCCTGGCCCGCGAGTCGGCCCGCCGCGCCCTGGTCCACGGCTACGTGCTCTCCACCCGACTGGCCGCGCTCGAGCCGGTGGTCTACCACACCAAGGGCCTGGGCTACGAGGTGGGCGATCGGGTGGACGTGACGTGGTCCAACGGCCGGCGCACCCGGCACGAAGTGATCGAAATCGTAGACGGTCGGCCGGTGCTGCTGGCCCTGGAACCGTGAGAGGGGGAAACCATGGCAGAGACGGACAAGGAGAAGGCCGCCCGCGAGGCGCGTGAGGCCGCAGCCAAGACAAAGGCAAGGGGCAGCATCGTGCGCGCCACGCTGAAGGGCAACAAGACCGCAGCCAAGACCGAGACGGGCAAGGCCACCGCGAAGGTGCTGAAGTCCGCCGCGAAGAACAAGCGGTGAGCGTGCGCGCCCGGCGGTCCCCGATCCATGTGGAGAAGGGCCGCACCTGGAAGGGCGAGGTGGTGTGGGTGTGGTCCTGTGACGCGCACCCACGCCACCGGGGCTACCACCACACCAACCGCTGGACCGACCAGTGGCGCCGGGCGCAGGGGTTGCCGCCGGATACGCATCCGTGGCTCCGCTGCATGGATGGCGCGGCCAGGCACTGGCACGAGCATCACGCTGTGTGTAAGTGCGCTGTGACAGTCGGCCCCGATATGTCACTCAAACCCCGGGCTGAGACCGAACCAACCCCGCAGATTGGACACGCACAGTGACAAACAAGACCTACGTGAAGTTCACCGAGGAGAACGACCACGAGGGCGAGACCTGGACCTTCTGGCTGCCCGTCGAAGGCAACGAACACGCCCTGGCCGCCTTCGCCGAATGGCTGGCCGATCAGGGCCCCCGGGTCGAGGATTACAACCTGGAGCTGGAGGCCCGCGAGTCGGAGGAGCGGGTCGCCGCGCTGGTCGAGCACGGCGGGTCTGGCTACATGGCCTATCACACCAAGGTGTCCGGGCTGATGTCCAGCCCACCGGACAACCCGGATCGGCTGTACAAGGGCGGCATCCGGGGACTCTTCGCATGACACCCGACCAGGGTCTGATGGTCCCGCCGCTGGCGCTCGAGGAGGGCGCCGAACCCGGCTTCTCCGTCTACGCCGAGATCACCACGCCCGATGGGGTGACCTTCCACGGCGGGGTGACGCTGCCGGCTGACGCCGCGTTGGGCGACATCGCGCGGGCCCTGAAGTCCGCCGCCATGGCCGCCGCAGCCTGCCACGGCGGGGTGCTGCCGGCCATGGTCTCCGACCGCATGGGCGGACCGTCCCGGTAGCTGTTGCCCCATCCGGGCGGTGGGTGTAGGGTGGGTTAAGTCCGGGGTCGCCCAACGAAAAGCCCCGAGAACCTTGACAACTACAGGCTTCCCCGATGGCCGGACGCACATGGACGCGAAAGGCCAGACGGGAGGAGGGGCGCCGGTGTTTCGTCGCACCGTGTCGGCGAAATTCCCCCGCCGGCTACCCGCCCGTTCACCACGGGCGGGTGCACCCCGCAAAGCTTCCTATCGGCACTGCCCGTCAACCGACAGGCAGCCCTGGGTGGATGCCGTGGCAGTCGGGGTGCCCCAGTTGATGGCCCCGAGGATTCCCAGGATGCCGAGCATGGCGGCGGCGATCTTGGTCTTGACCGACATGGTTGCTCCGTTCAGTAGTGGTGGTGTCGCGCAATGATAGCCACCTCCCAGACCTCGCCGATTCGGTACGGCGAGTCGCGCCGCTGGTATCGGCGCGTGAAGGTCCCCCGTGTGCGCCCGGCCAGTGTGGAGCAGGTCGGCGCCTTCGACTCCCCTCGAGGGCGGGGCCCGTGGGCGCGAGCCCTGCGCACCGGGGGACCACCCAAGACCCAGCACGACGCCGCATGCCACCCGCTCCGGGGTGGGCGCCGTGCGGTGGGGGCGGCCGGATGAAACGCCGGAACGGGCTGGAGGGTGACGTATCCCCCCGCCCCCACCAGGGACCACAACCGAGAGGAGGGCCCCATGTTCGAGAAGCGCGCTCCGCACCGGAACGTTCCGGTGCTCTACCTGGACCTGGACGGCACCGTGCGCCACGGACGCGACGAGCTGGGCCGGTTCGTCAACAGTCCGCAGGATGTGATCGTGTTCCCGGAGGCCATCGCCATGATGCGCGCGTGGCGGGATCGCGGCGGGCGGATCGTAGCGATCAGCAACCAGGGCGGGGTGGCGCTCGGCCATGTGTCGGAGGAGGAGGTTCACGCCGCCCTGCTGGCAACCCACCGTGCGACGGGCAGCCTGTTCGATGACCTGTTCGCCTGCGCCCACCACCCTGCCGCAACGGACCCGTTCAAGGCGCGCTGCTGGTGCCGCAAACCCAAGCCGGGCATGATCGTCATGGCGGCCATGGTCCTGGTCAACCGGCACCCGCAGGAGCACTACCCGCCGCACCTGGCTCTGATGGTGGGCGACCGCGACGAGGACCGCCTGTGCGCGCAAGCCGCCGACATCGACTTCATGGACGCCAAGGTGTGGCGCTCCCAGGCCAACACCGCCGACCCCTACGCGAGGATCACCGATGCCTGAAGACAGCACCGAGCCGACGTTCACACTGGGCGAACCGCGCCGTATGTGGGAGTCCACCGACCCGCCGCGCATGCGCGTGTGGGTGCCGTTCCGGGGCTGTGCCACCGTGCTCGCCCTCAAGCATCTGGCCGACGAGCTGGGCATCCCGTACCAGGACTTGGGCGTGAATCACCCGCAGTCCGTCTCCTGGATCGAGCCGGCCACCCACGATGATTGCGCCGCCCGGGCTGCCCGCGAGCTGGACCGCGATCTGCGTCACGCGAAGTGGGAGCGCGACACCTACGAGCGGCTGCGCGCCAAGTTCGAGGCCGATCGGAAGGGCACCCCGTGAGTTTCCTGGACGATCCCCGCTACACCCTGTACGTCCTGGTGGCCACGCTGGTGATCATTGTGGTGACCATGCCGGGCGAGGGCAACGCGCACATGTACGCGATCGCCTGGACGTTCTGCGTGCTGGCCTGGCGAGACCGCCACCAGCAGATGGAGGACACGCCATGAGCGGATATCTGCGCAGCGGCCGGCGCCGCTACCGGCTCACCTGCTCCGACTGCTCCAGCAGCCTGGCGGTGATCCTGGGCCTGATTCCGGCGCGGCACTGCCCGGCCACCCACCTGCTCAAGTACCGGCATAGCGGCCTGCGGCTGTACGTGTGCGCCAAGCACGCCAGCCAGCGCACCGAGCGCAGCCGCGAGCGCCGGTTCTACCTGGCGACCGCCGAGCCAGGCTCCGCAGTGTGGTTCAACTGGGCCACCCGCGTGGACGCCTACCGATTCCGGAGCCTGTCATGAGCCGATACCAGCGGCCTTACGACGGCGCCGAGATGCGCGACGAGCCGCCCCGCCCGGCCACCACCCGCGCCGAGGGCGGCCGGTTCGACGGCATCACCGACCTCACCCGGCTCACCGATGGCTCGGTCATGTGCTGCATCTGTTTCGAATACACCCCGCCCGATCAACTGTGGCGCGACACCCGAGGCCAGGCGTGGGACGTGTGCCAGCCGTGCGGCGACCGCGAAGACACACCCGAGTTCATGGGAGAACCACAACCCGAGGAGGACAAGCCGTGGCACCCGAGCGCGGACACTTCGTGATGACCAACATCGGCCAGCCGCCCGTCCACAACCAGCGGCCCGCCGGACATCGGCCGGGCCCCGCACCCGCCACCCGAGCCAACCCGCAGCCCGTCGCACCACCACCGCCACCCGAGTACTGCCAGACCCGCGTCTGGCCGTCCTGGGCCCACACCTGGGTACCGTGCGGCCGGGGCATCGGACCAGACGGCACATGCCTCTACGGACACCGCAAGCCGCAGAAGCACCACTGCGACCACACCTGCGTCTGCCCCATCCACGGCACCCAGCTCTACTACGCCCCCGCCCACAAGAAACACGCCTGCCAAGACCCCGACTGCGTCCACGCCCACGGCATGCAACCCCAGGAGCACACCATGGATTGCCGCAGCTACGGGGCACATCCGCACGCCGGCCACCGCTGCCCCGAATGCCCGCTCTGCACCGGACTGGACGTCAACCAGACCTGCGCCCAGAACGACACCGCCGAGCGTCCGCCCACCGAACACACCCTGAAGGAAACGTCCGCAGAGCGGACACACCCGGAGGAGAATCGTCCGACCGTGCGGGTGCTCGAGCTGGCCCTGTCGTCGGCCGGTTCGAGCACCTACGTGGTGCAGTTGGCGACGGTGGGGATGGAGCGGGCGGTGGCCACCTGCCCGTACCGGGAGTATGCGGAGCTGGTGGCGGAAGGGCTGCGCCGGCTGTCGGCCGATGAGGTGGAGTGCCTGCTGGATCGGGGGTAGTTGGTGAGTCGCGATCGGGACACCCCGGCGGCGGAGATTCGCCGGCAGGCCCGCCGCGAGCTGGCCGACTTGCAGGCGGAGAAGCGGCGGCGGGAGATCCTGGAGGAGGCGCAGCGGCGAGAGCAAGAACAGGGTTGACCCCCGATGGCGGGGGGTGTAGGGTTTCGGGTGTCAGGAACAACCGGACCCCCGGAAGGACCCCGAAATGCAGACCTCCACCCTCGAGCCGATGCGCCGCCCCGCCCACAACGGCGACGAGCAGGACGCCTTCAGCCGCACCGCCCGCCGCTCCCTGTGCGCCCTCCAGCGCGCTGGTGTCGTGCACCGCACCAAGATCCGTGCCGCCCGCCGCGCGCGCCACGCCCGCCGGCAGGAACTGCGCGCCACCGCCCGGGGCTACGAGAACCTGTTCGCCCTGGCCCGCACTGGCGATGCGCAGGCCGTGGTGGACGCCTACTGGGCCCTGGACGCCTGATAGGCTCGATGCCAGCAGGAGGCGCAACGCCAGGGCCAGCAGCCCGGACAGCACTCAGCCCCCGACCGACCTGGACGGGGGCTGAGTCGCGTCTGGAGCTATGAGGTGGGGCGCAGGTTGGCCAGCAGCCGCGCGGGCACGCCGCCGGCCACGTTGATGCGGACGCCGCTCTTGCTGTCGAATGCCGTGCTGCGGGCGCCGTCGAGGTAGACACAGTTGCCGCCGCTGTCCTGGCCGCCGCCGTCGCTGCCTGAGAACGATGACTTGCGGAACCCTGCCGGGATCTTGCCTGTAGTAGTCATACGGTCACCGTACCGCAGGGGTCGGACAGTCCGCGCGATCCAGGGTTGACACCCCCAACGATAGGGGGGTAAAGTTACCGGCATGAGCGCCACCCAGAAGCCCAAGTACCGAGTCGGCCAGACCGTAGAGGTCAAGGAATACGACTTCAGCACTCCCGGCTATCCGGTGGCCTGGATGCCTGGCACCATCCAGGCGGTCGCCTGGAATGAGGACCATGGGCTGTACGACGTGAAGATCGAAATGGACCGTGGTGGACTAGCGAACCTGCGCGTAGGTCGCCGAGGTGGGAACGCCTTCCTCCGTCCGGCGCCCGTGAGCTGAGCCACAATCGGGCCCCTGCGCGGGGGATACCGCAGGGGCCCGCACCTATAAGGAGACCGAGCGCTGATGCAGTACCTGGGTGGCAAGGCCCGCCAGGTAGCCCACCTGTCCGGCATTCTGGTCGCCATCCCGCACCGCCGCTACCTCGAGCCGTTCCTGGGCGGTGCGTCCATCGCCGAGCGCGTGGCCCCCCAGGTTCGCAGCCCCGAGGCTTCCGACGCCCACCCCGATCTGATGCTGATGTGGCAGGCCCTGGTGGACGGGTGGCAGCCGCCGGCCGAGGTGTCGCGCGAGGAGTACGCCGCGCTGCGCCACGCCGAGCCGTCCGCGCTGCGCGGCCTGGTGGGGTTCGGCGCGTCGTTCGGCGGCAAGTGGTTCGGCGGCTACGCGGTACGCGGGGTTCATCCCAAGAACATCCCGGGCCCGGTCTACCGGGCCGGCCGAGAAGGGGCGATGCGCAAGGCCGCCGTGCTTCGCGCTGCCGGCGTGAAGCTGGCATGCCGGTCCTACGAGGAGACCGACGCCGGCCCGGGTGATCTCGTGTACTGCGACCCGCCGTACGCCGGCACCACAAGCTATGACGGCCTGCCCGCGTTCGATTCGGACCGGTTCTGGGCGTGCGTTCGCGGGTGGGCGTTGGCGGGCGCGTCGGTGCTGGTGAGCGAGTACAGCGCGCCGCCGTGGGCTCGGGTGGTGTGGAGCCGGCCGGCGGTGAAGAGTCTGCGCCGGGATCAGAATGATGGCGCGGCGGTGGAGCGGCTGTTCGCGGTTGGTGGCGTGTTGGGGTTCGGGCCGGCGATGCTGCGCCTGATGGACCCGGACTTGACCCCCGGACAGTAGGGGTGTAGAGTCTGTACTGTCAGGAACGACCCGATCGGGAAGGACCCACCATGGCAGACCAGTACCGCTGGCTCGGCATCACCGACGAGTGCACCGACTGCGAGAAGTGCCACAAGGCCAACCTGAAGTCAACCGTGGTGCTCCAGTACCTGGACGTGGACGGAAACCCGGACGGCGACCCCGTCTACTTCGGATCCACCTGCGCCGCCCGCGCCCTGTCCGTCAAGGGCGGCGGCCGGTCGGTGCTCGCCTCCGCGCGCGGCGCCCACCACCAGACCCTGACCGATGCAGCCGACGCCCGCAGCATGCTCGAGCTGTACGGGGTTCCCGAGTCCGGCGACATGGACGACGACGGCTACCGGCAGGCCGTGGCCAACTACCGGCGGTACAACGCGGGTGTGGCGCATTGGGACTTCCCCTACCTTCTGGGCAGGGTGCGCGACTTCACTGCCCGCAGGCGGGCCGCGATCGCCGCCGCCGCGCTGATCGACCCGGTATGCCCCATGTGCCAGTGCCAGCACCAGCCGCGCAAGCGCACCCCCTGAGAGGACCGAATGGCCAGAGGCGGAACCAGCAAAGGGCACAAGGGTCACGGCGAGAAAGGCCAGGGCTATAAGGGCCACAAGGGCAAGGGTGACCAGGATGAGGGCGTGTGGCGGCAGTCTCAGCGGGCCGCTGATATCGCCACCCACCTGATCAAGCAAGCCCCCAAGGGCAACGGAAAGAAGTAGCACCGCACCCCGCCGGCCATGCAGCCGGCGGGGTTTCCCGTGGAACATCCAACCGAGAGGACCCGACCTTGACCACCAGCGAACCGACCGTTACCAGCGGCACCGTCGCCACCCTCATCTGCATCCCCATCCTGCTGGCGATCTTGGCCGCCGGACTGGCCTGGGCGCTGCTCTACGCCCGCCGCAACCACGACACCGGCAACGACGGCGAGGAGTTCGCCGCCAAGATTCTGGCCGCCGCGCTCGGCGTGCTCATGGTGCTCACCGTGGTGGCCACCTGGTGGAGCATGTACCCGTGGCGTTGGGAGTATCACGAGTGGCGGCCGATCTCCGGCACGGTGGCTTCCGTGGACTCCAGGCTGAACCGCACCGACTCCGGAACGGAGGAGAAGTTCGTGGTGACGTTCGAGGGCAGCCGCCAGCAGTACGGGGTCCTGGACACCCGGGCCGCGACGCTGCGGCCGGGCGACCGGCTGAGCATCACCTGTGTGCGCCGCTGGCAGTGGTCGGGCACGCACGGCTATGACTGCGCCTTCGTGGACATGGAGCGCCCTGTCAGTCGTTGACACCCCCGACTCACAGGGGGTAGGGTGGGCAGTGCAGGAACAACCAACCGGAAGGACCCGATACTCATGATCCGAAACGACGAGGTGACAGGCGGCGACGACATGAGCAAGAGCAGCCGCGACCGCGAGATCGCCCGCCGCCGACACAAGATCCGGGTGGCCATGTCTCGACTGGAGCCGGGTACCGACCCGGAGCCGCCGCGCCCGCCGCAGGCGCCCGAGCCTCCCCGGCCGCCGCAGGCGCCCCTGCCACCGTTCGCCCTGCCGCCCGCCTACTACGAGAACGTGGCGGCGATCCGGCGGGCGTTCGGTGTCACGCCGCCGCCGCGTACCTGGCGGGCTGACCCGGTCAGGACCTTCTACTTTGGACTGGCGCTCGGCCTGGTTCCGCTCGTCCTGGTCATGTCCGCCCTGTTCATCGCCGGGGTGCTGCCGTGACCAGCCTGGAGGACATGCTGGCCAACCTCGAGGTGCTGGACTGGCAGCGCATCGCCGCCGAAACCACGGTCGTCACCGGCCAGCCGTGCACCGCCGAGCAGGCCCGCGAGATCTGCACCGATCAGATCCGGCTGGCCTGGATCGAGAAACTGGAGGGGCTGTGACCGAGCCGGTGCGGTGGTTGCTCACCATCTCCCGAGAGTGGACGTGGTGGACCCTGCTGCGCATGCGCTATACCACCCTGGCAGCCGCCTACCCGCGATCGGTCCTGGTGCACGGCAACGCGCCGCAGGGCGACCAGCAGGCCGCACGCATCTGGAAGCTGGAGTTCGGCGGCCAGACGGACCCGTGGGACGCCGACTGGGAGACCTGCACCGACGAGTGCCGGCACCGACCTCGATACAACCGGGCCGGCCGGCTCTACTGCCCGATCGCCGGCTTCCGTCGCAACGCCGCCATGGTGGAGCGGGGCCGCTGCCGGTTCATGGAGGCGTTCATCCACAACCACTCGCCCGGCGCCACCGACTGCGCCAAGAAGGCGAAGGCCGCCGGTCTACCTGTCACCATCCACCGCAACCCTTGGGAGATCCGTTGAGCTACACCTGTTCGAAGGGCTGCGGCGCCACCCGCTCGAGCTACTCGGCGATCACCACACACGAATCGTCGTGTGTGGGCAAACCCCCGCCTGACCGCAAGGCGCCCGAACCGAAAGGACCCCGGTGACCAACATCCTGCCCCGCCACTGGTGCGACCCGGTGGCCCACCCACACGACGCCAGCCGGGCCGTGTGCGGCTGCGGACGCCGCTGGATTCCCTTGGGCGACCCGAACAGTATCGGCCTTCTGATGCTGCGCCCCGAGCGCTTGTGGGAGCGCGCAGCGCGGTGGTGGAGACCGTGACCGCCGGCCGCCTGCTACTGGTGATCGTTCGGTGCGTGCTGGTGTTTGTGGCCAGCTTCATGCTTGGCCTGGCCGCCACGTTCGGCCTGGTGCCCCCGTTCGACGCTGCCGCCGCCGTGGGCGCCGGTCTGGTGAGCGCGTTCCTGTTCGTCGCGTTCTGGGCGTTGGGGTGGTTGGAGTGAGCCGGCCGCAGCACCCGCCGATGACAGAGACGCATCCGATCATGGCCGGTGCTGATGACGTGTGGGAGTTCGGCCCGTCGCTGTGGGCGTGGTGGGTGCCGGGTGCCGGGGTGGTGGTGCAGGGCGAGGACGGCGACGTGACGATCCCGCCGGATCGGCTGATCTTGTTGGCGCGCGCGTTGATGGCAGCGGGCGTGACGGCGAGCCGCCCGGAGTGGAGGGCGCCGGGCGGTGGCCAGTAAGGGTGGCTGGCGCAGGACGCACGGCGGGCAGTTCGGCCGACCGAAACGGAAGTTCGCCCGCTACTGCGATGCGTTGTGGTTCGTGCTCGGCAAGCATGGGGCGTGTTCGCAGTATTCGGTGTACCGGTGTGATCGGGGCGACGTGTCCGGCACGGTGGGGGATCCGCATTGGCATCATGGCCGCGCCCGCCAGACTTGACCCCCCTACCGGTGGGGGTGTAGAGTGGGCTCACGAGGAACAACCACCCCGGAAGGACCCGATCATGAACGAGCTTCCCACCCTCGAGCAGACCGCCAAGAGGTCCGCCGACAACCTGTCCGAGGCCCTCTACCAGATCGGCCTGGTCCGCAGCCGGCTCGAGGAAGCCGAGCAGCTCATCCGGGTCGGCTCGCCCGTGGACCTCGACTTCGCCGCCGACGCGCTGCGCGCCGCGCAGTCCAGCACCCGCACCGCCCGCTCCCAGGAAACCTGGATGACCGGCATCCTTATGGCGCAGGCTGGCCACAGCAACGTGCGCATTGCCCCGTACCGGGCACTGGTGGCCACCGCGCTGGCCGAGCGCGTGGACGGGTGAGCGACATGAAGGCTCCACGCCTGCTGGATCTGTTCAGCGGAGCCGGTGGCGCAGCGATGGGCTACCGGCTGGCCGGCTTCGAAGTGGTCGGGGTGGACATCCGGCCGCAGCCCAGGTATCCGTTCGAGTTCCACCAGGGAAACGCGCTGGAGTTCGTGGCTGACTACGGTGGCGAGTTTGACGCCATCCACGCAAGCCCGCCGTGTCACGACCACTCGTCGCTGAGATCGCGATCCGGTGCGGACGGCACCGGCTGGCTTCTCCAGGCCACCCGTGACGCCCTGGCCGCGCATCCGGTTACAGTGATCGAAAACGTGGAAGGTGCGCCGATGCGCGCGGATCTGGTGCTGTGCGGCTCCATGTTCAACCTGGGGTCGGACGGGTTCGTTCTGCGCCGGCATCGCCTGTTCGAGTCGAGCTTGCCCTTGTCCGCGCCTGGCCCGGATGCGTGTGCGGGGAGACCGGCCGGCGGGGTGCACGGCGGGGGCCCGTGGAAGCGTTCTGATCGCCCGGGGATCAAGTTCAATGCCGAGCAGGCGCGTCGGGCCATGGGTATCGGCTGGATGGGTCGGGATGCCTTGGCGCAGGCGATTCCGCCCGCGTACACGAGGTGGATCGGGGAGCAGTTGTTGTCCTTGCCGGCAGGGGTTGACACCCCCCGTGTCGGGGGGTAGGGTCACTTCTATCAGGAACAACCCCAACCGGGAAGGACCCCGAAATGGCCACCAGCATCGCTACCCAGAACCCCACCTTCCACGCCCTTTCCACCGACGTGCCGGTGGGGCACAAGCAGGTGTTCGTTCGGGGCGACTACGCCGGCACCGTGACCACGGTGACCCGCATCAACCACAATTACTGGGGGGTGACCGTGCGCGAGGTGCGCAATGCCTTCAGCAGCCCGGTGGTGGGCGTGTCGGCCACCGTGTGGCGCGACTCGAACGGCCAGTGGGTGGCCGACTACCAGGACGCTTCGACCAGCGTGGAGATCACCCGGGCGTTCGTCCTGCGCGCCGCGCTCGGCCTGGCTATCTGGTCGGCCGGTGACCGGGGGCACACCGCCGGCCGGTGGTGACCTAGACGTGGGCCCTCCCCGGAGCCAGCGGGGAGGGCCCACCCATTCGAGGGGAGGAAACGATGGGACTGTCCACAGTGGAGATGCCGGCCTACGCGGAGGTGGCCCTCGAGCGCGCCGAGGCCGAGGCCGTCGAACGCACCGCCGCCACCAGCGGCAAGGTGGCCTACGAGGTGATCCGGGTGGTCGGCTGGTCCCAGAAGGGCCTGCGCTACCAGACCGTGATCGACTCCCGGCAGACCTGGGCCGACATCGCGGAGAACGGCGTGGTTGCCGGGCGAAGCTACCGGATAACCACGACCTACCAGTCGCGCAACCCGGACGGCCAGCACACCGTGTTTGTCGGCTCCGACTCGCGGGACTGGATCGAGCCCCGATGAGCTGGCAGCATCCCTGGATTCAGGCCCTGGCAGACGCCAAGCTGGCCGAGCTGACCCGGTATCACCCTCTGTCCGCAGGCGTGGAGCGTAGCCAGGCACTGAACGATCACCTGAGTGCGTGTCTTGCTGGTGGTGATCAGTCGGGCGCCGATGCCGGACCCGGCGGAGTGGTCGAGGATCTTCGATGGCCGCCGCATCGCGGGGTAGGCGGTCTGGCCACTACGGACCCACGCCGCTGCGCATGGTCACGGTGGGCAACGTGGCCTACCTGGGGGGCGGGTGCCGCCGGTTCGGCTGCAACCACACATTCCTTCAGCACGACATGGGGCGCCCGGATGGCGGGCATGGTCTCCAGGGCGAGGGCGCGCAGGGCGGCCAGTGTCGGGGCACGAACCGGGACAGTGCGGGGGTGAAGTCGCCGTGTGCGTGTCCGTGCTTCCAGAATTTCGGCTGAACCTGTTGACCCCCCGTCCACTGGGGGTGTAGAGTTCACTTCAGCAGGAACGACCGGCAACCGGAAGGACCCGACATGATCGCCACCACCGACACCAGCCCCAAGGCCCAGGCCGACGCCCTCGCCGCCATCCTCGAGCGCGAGATCGCCGAGCGGATCACCAACCTTGACTACCAGGTGATCTGGACCGCCCGCGAGTACAAGCTGATTGGCTGGCTGTACCGCAAGGCGACCATCACCGCCGCCCCGGGCCGGGTCGCGATCGACGCCCCCGCCGGCCGCACCGCGCAGCGCTACGGCTACGTGCTTTACTCCGCTCTCGAGAACGCCTTCGCCACCCTCGAGACCACCCCGTGGGCCGTCCCCTACGAGGGCCCCGGCGCGGCCAACGGCCACAGCAGCGACACCGGCGGATCGCTCACCTGGTAGTCCCACCGACGCCCCCCGCCCACCCGGCGGGGGGCAAGAGAGGTTTGAAGGATCATGCGGAAACGATTGCGGTTCGCCCTGGTGGCCGCCGGCTGGACCCTGGTGGCGATACCGGCCGTGGTTGGCGCCCAGCTTGGCGCCATCCTGCTGGTCTTGTGGGTGGCCACCTGGATGCCGGGCCTGGGCTGATGCCAACTTCACTTGGCATGCGGACCGACGTGCCAAGCCGAACACCGTCACAGTTGGATGGAGGAGACATGGCCAAGAGTGCGGGCGGTAGCTACTGCTCATCGTGCGGCCAGAAGCATCGCGGCAAGTGCGCGGCCAGCCAGGGCACGCCGCCACCCAAGGAGACATCCGACAAGGAGCGCCAAGCGGCCGAGCGGGCGAACAAGGATCTGCGCGATTCCCGCTGGACCGACAGGTGAGCGGGCCCAACCACCCGCGCGGCACGAGCAACAGCAACCAGCGCGGCGGCTCGGCTGCCCGCGCGGCTCGGCGCCGCTGGCTGGTCGAGGTGTTCGGGGACGGCGAGTTCGTGGACTGCGCGCTGCGGGCGGTCCCGGGCTGCTGGGTGGCCATGACCGAGTGGAGCGTGTGGGTGGATCGCATCCTGCCGGGCGCCCGTGGCGGAACCTACGAGCGGGGCAACATCCGGCCGGCGTGCGGACCGTGCCAGATCCACACCGGTATCTGGCTGCGGGAGCAGTTGAAGGCCGAGCGCGCGCAGGTGGGCGCGTGAGCGGGCGGGAGACGGTGGACGGCCGGCGGGATCAGCGCGCGGTGGCCGCGCTCGAGCGGATCGCGGTGGCGATAGAGGCGGTGCTGGTGGAGCTGCGGGCGGTGCGGGAGCTGCTGGAGTCGGACCGGAAACCAGGGCTTGACCCCCGAGCACGGGGGGTGTAATGTCGTCCATGTCAGGAACAACCCACCAGGGAAGGACCCCAAGATGACCACCTTCGACCTCCAGGCCAACATGATCCCCAGCCAGTACGGCGAACAGGACCAGTGGAAGTCCGCCGACCAGTACGACGCCGCCCGGGGCAACGTGGAGTGGGTGCAGATCCGCTGC